TTATGGCTCTATTGTAGCATTTCCGCCTCCGGTTTGCAAGATGACTGCCCAGTGCAGGACAAAAAGAAAAGACCCGGACCGTTCAAGGTTCAGGTCTTTTGGAGCGGGTAATGGGAATCGAACCCACCTCCTCAGCTTGGAAGGCTGATATACTAGCCGATGTACTATACCCGCAATTGCAGAAAGAATTATACCATAACTTTCCGCAAATGTCCAGCATGAATTTAGCAGCTGCATAGCTGGGCAGACACAACAAAAAAGCACCGCACATTCCTGTGCAGTGCTTTTCTTTCTGGTGGAGCAATCAGGAGTCAAAACGAACATTTTGGCATCTGGCGAATCCTTACCATCCGGCGGGTCTTCCCCGGTCTCCAGAGGAATCTCAACGCTATTGTCCTTGCCCATAAAGGAAAAGGCCAGCTTCAGGCGGTTGTCATCGTAGATGTAGGCTGCGACAAGGAAGTCTTTGAAAAGTTCTGCCTGAACCTCCCTGTCGTGTACATCCTTGCTGCGAAGAACGTGGAGTTCGTCAATCAAATCTTCCCGATTGATTTTGACCACATCCCTCTTGGCTGCACTCAACTGGGCGGTCAGCTTTGAGTTCTCAGTCTCCAATTCAACCATCCGGCTGCGGGTGGCCTCTGTGATAATTCCCATCTCGATGGCTTTCAGCATGTTCGAGGTGGCCTTTTTGTTTTCGGCCAGCTGCTGCTCCAACGCCTCGATCTGGAGGTCATTGTCGTGCTTTTCCCAATACTGGACCGTCTGATCTGCCATCCACTCGATAACGTCGTCGGTCAAGCAGTACATCTTGATGGCCTGTGCGATGGCGGGCTCGATAACATCCCGGCGGACGTTCTTCTTATTGCAGGCGTGTTCGGTGCGCCGCTTTTGGCAGGTGTAGTAGTAATGCAGCTCTCCGTTTCTACTGGTGCCGGATACGCCCGTCATGTAGCTGCCGCAATGCCCGCAGCGTAGCTTCCCGGTCAACAGGTAATCTTCCGCACCAACGCGGTGCCGGGTTCCAACCGGATTCTTTTTCATCCTCATGGCCTCCTGTACCCTGTACCACAATTCATCGCTCACAATGCGAGGAATCCCATCCACAATGCGGACGTCGCCGTAAATGTAGATGCCCTTGTAACGCTCGTTCTGGCAGATGCTCTGGAAGCTGCCTTTGTTCCACACGGCTCCCTTGCTGGTCTTGATGCCCTTTTCGTTGAGGTCTCGCGCAATATCTACGAACAGATCCCCAGCGGCAACACGGGTGAAGATTTCCCGGACAACAGCCGCTGCGGGCTCGTCCAGCATGACCTTCCCGTCTGCACCGCGCTTGTACCCCAACGGCTGCCGACCGTTCGCCATGCACTTGTTGGCGTTGTCGTACAGACCGCGGGTGATGTCTTCGGCCATATTTTCGGAATAAAATTGATTCACATTCATCATGTTTCTCAACGCGAAACGCCCGGCGGCAGTATCGTCAAAATCCTCCTCGGCATAAAACACCTTTACGCCGTAATCGTCCAGCTTCGCCTCGTTGACCATGGCTTGCAGCATATTGCGCCCGATGCGGTTGGACTTCCACGCCACGACGGCCTGAAACTTCCCTTTTTCAGCATCCCGCATCATCTGCTGGAAACGAGGCCGGTTATCCGTCTTGCCGCTGATTGCCCTGTCCTCGTATGTACCCACAATGCGCAGTCCAAGCGCAGCCGCGTGCTTCGTACACTCTGCGACCTGCTGCTCGATGCTGACCTCTCTCTGGTTATGCGATGAGTACCGGGCATAGATGACGGCATCGAGGCCAGCAGCAATATTCTTTTTTCTGGCCATCAGCTTTCACCGCCCACTTCAACACGGTAGATGCCATCATTGTCCGCAAACAGAATTTGCTTTCCGTTCCACATTCCAACGGCTTCAAGTTCTGGCATGAGTTCATACCATTGCTGCTCTGAAATGATTGGAATATTCAAGGCATCGGCTCTGTCAATTTTCTTTTGCGCCGGGTCACTACACACAATCAAAAGACCTGTCTTTTTTGACACACTCGCGTCCGCAGTTAGGCCGTACGCCGAAAAAATATCAAGAAAATCCGTTCTATTTCTCAGCATGACTGGATTCCCGGTCACGCAAGCACTCTTAAATTCCTGCAAGCGCGATGCGATTTCTTTCAGATTCATAGAGAAACACCCATCAGCTTAACTTCACAGCGGTTCCAAGCAGCATGAAATTGTTGCCCTGCGTGGCAAATTTCAATCCGATGACGGCATCTGCGCCCAACTTGGCTGCCTTTTTCTCCAAATCATCCTGCGCCTGTTTCGTGAAATTGTCGATGGCATTACCCATCATCTTGTTTCCACCCGGCAGGACGGTCAAAATAACGGATGCAACAATACCCAGATATTGAGACACATTTTTCCCTTGGATGCTATCAGTTGTAGTCAAAATCATAGTTGTTCCCCCTCGTTTCGGCATTTTTTTACAAACAGCTGAAAATAGCTGCGCGTTCTGCTATAATTTAGTCAACCTGCCGACAGTAATCTAGGAAAGGGGTAATGCGTATGACCACAGAAGAATGGTCAGAAGTGCTTATCATGGTCAGAATGCTGTCGGATGCTGACAAAGCACGGCTGATTACTTATCTGCGCGCTCTGAAAGATAGCGAAGATAATTCAACGCTTCCTGCCGCCGATCAGCCGACAAGTCAAGAAGTAATTCAATAATCTCCGCCGTTTGGCCGTCCTCCTGTTGGAGGGCGGCTTTTATCATTTCTTTCGGTGTGTGTCCAAGCAGAGAATCCAAGGATTCCCCCAGCTGGTCCGCAATAGAGCAGGCGGCGGCCAGCGAGATGGGCTCACTGCCATCCAGTTCTTCTTCGATTTCCTGAACGCTGATGCCTGCCGCCTTCAAGTCGGCCGGATCCGCATTATTCAAAATCTGCATCACACTATCGCGAAACTTTGAAGACCATTCGTTTTGATGAGATTCCTCGTCCCATCCCATGATATAAGACGGGGTGGTTTCCAAAGCGTCAGCAATGACTTTGATTTTGGACTGCGTAAGGACGCGAAATCCGAGTTCAATTTTGTTGATGGATGATTTTGACTTATAGCCAACTTTCGTTGCCAGTTCTTCTTGGGACATACCCAGCTCTTCGCGTCGAATTTTCACTCTCTGTCCGATGGTCATAGTTTTGTATTCCCCCTAAAATCTTCTGATGCAATTATAATACGGCGTAGTCTTTAGGTCAACATTTTTTCAGATTTTCCAAAAAAATAGTTGACATTCTGCCTACGAGGTGGTAATATACGCCCAGTAGACAGCCAGTCTACGCCGAACAGAAAGCGAGGTGAATTTACCATGACCAACGCAACTTTGCTTAAAGCGAAGATTGATGCCTCCGGCTACAAGATGAAGTATGTTGCAGATCGCATTGGCCTTACATATCAGGGATTCCTGAACAAAATCAGGAACAAAACCGACTTTACGGCTCCTGAAATCAAGGGCTTGTGTGAACTGCTCCACATTGAAACGGAGGAGATGGAGCAGATTTTTTTTGCTCTGTGAGTAGACTCTTTGCCTACTTTGGACAGGAGGACCAAATGAACGCCAACATTCACATCAACGTGGACGAAATACCGCCGGAGGTCGCAGAGCGAATCGGCTGCGTGTTTCTCGGATTCCACAAGCGTTTCCAGCAGAGCCCCGAACTCATGGCTGAGCTGGAAGCCTACCGAGCCACCAAAAAGGCATCTGAAAGGAAGTGTGCAGAATGACGAAGATCCTGATGACCGTGTATGGCATCACCGCAGAGCAGGCAGCAGCCCGGCTCCCGGCGGCGCAGTTCGTTTTGACTGCTGCCGTTGCAGCCGTGCTCGTCTGGCTGGACAGCAACGGCACATTGGACGGCGTAGGCCGCTGGATGGGTCGGACGCTCCGGGAGGTGCTGGATGCTGTATCCGAGGACTGATGCGGAGGCTGGCTACCCTGACCCTCCTGTGTGCCCCATCTGCTACCATCTGTGCGATACCGTCTATCGCGCCGAGGATGGAACAATCGTAGGCTGTGACCGCTGCCTTGAAGCGGTCGATGCATGGAAAGCCATCGAGTGCTTTCCGGAAAAGGAGCGATTTTTATGAAAGGATTGGTTTTTGACACCGAGAATCGGATGCAGTTCAAGGACTTCGGCGAGCCGCTGCTGGACAGCCTCCAGAAAGAGGTCGGCGGTTACATCGAGGTGGTTCATCCCAAGTATCTTCCGGAAGGGCTGTGCATGGTGGTCGATGACGAGGGGCGATTGAAAGGCTCTGCCATCAATAACATTGCCAGCGTCATCTACGGTACGCCGGAACACGGTCAGCCTATCGCGGGCAACGCTGTGATTCTCCGCGAGGGCTTCGTGGCTGGAGAACGCGACTTTGTGAGCCTGACCGAAGATGATGAAACAGGCCTGATACTTATGCTCTTTGCACTCGGCATCAGCATCAAGGATGAAAGCGAGGCCGAGTGATGGATCTGGAAAAATTCTACTTCACCTACGGCTCCGATGATGTTCAGCCGTACTGCGGAGGATGGACGGTGGTCTGGGCGCCAAACTACCACATGGCGTGTCAGGCGTTCCGGGCAGCCCACCCTGACCGCATTCCCAATGTTCTCAACTGCGCCAGCGTGTACAGCGCAAAGGAGTTCGAGAAAACCAAGATGTTCGGCTCGGAGGGCAACTTCGGCCGCCGCTGCCGGGAAACCATCACGCTGAACATCGCTGTCAATAAGGTCAACGAGGAGGTGATTTTTTGAAAGTAAGAGGCAAAAAGCTGACCCGCCGCCAGAAAGAAGCTCTCTCTGCGCAGGGCTGGGATTTCCGCCTGTACCTCTGCGTCCGGGATGCTCCCGACTTCATGGAGCTGGTCAACCGCACCACCGGCAAGTACGTTATGTTCCGCAAGTAAACCCACAAACTGAAAAGGAGTAAACATTATGATTCGCAACCCCAACGACATTCAGGACGGCGCAAAGAAGATTCGGATGCTCATTGCTGGCTACCCCGGCATCGGCAAGTCCACGTTAGCCCTGTCCGCCCCCCGCCCGCTGCACATCGACTGTGACTTCGGTATTGACCGTATCGAGCCTCGCTACCGTATGCCGTACATCCAGCCCCGCAGCTATGACGAGATCCTGAACGACCTGAAGCCGGAGAACCTCAACGACTTCGAGACGCTGGTATTCGATACCGCCGGCAAGCTGATTTCCTTGATGGGTCTGTGGGCTATCAAGCAGAACCCCAAGTACGGTCAGCGTGATGGCAGCCTGTCCCTCAAGGGCTATGGCTTTGTAGGCCGTGAGTTCGTCCGGCTGATGGACTACTGCTTCTACGAGCTGAAAAAGAACATCGTTGTCGTGTTCCATGCCACAGAGGAAAAGGACGGCGACAACACCCGCCTCCGCATCAAGGTTGAAGGCCAGACCAAGAACAACGTCTGGGAACCCATGGATCTGGGCGGTTTCGTGGAGATGTACGGCAACGACCGCACCATCGGCTTCTCCAACTGTGAGCGGTATTTCGCCAAGGGCACCCGCGGCATCCACGGCGTTTATAAGATTCCCGCCCTTGGCCCCGGCAGCCAGAATGACTTCCTGACCAAGCTGTTCGAGGAATATAACAGCAAGGCCGCTGAGGAAGTGGCTGCAAACGCCAAGGAAAACGAGGCATACGAACAGGTTATGCGGGATGGCAGTAAGATTATTGCCGGCATCAAGGATGCAGATACCGCCAACGCCGCCATGCAGCCGTTCAAGGCTCTGCACCATCACCTGACTTCCAGCCGGGAACTGAACGCCCAGTGGAAAGCCAAAATCGCAGCCCTCGGCCTGACGTTCGACCCGAATTCCGCCCAGTACAAGCCCGCAGAGGAGGCACAGTAAATGGCTGCATACCTCATTACTCACTCGCTGCTGTCCTCGTGGCTGCACCTTATCCGGGAAAATCCCTACGAGGATTTGACCACCGAGGGCGACCCGCTGGCGGAGTTCATGCTGGTACTGCGTCGAGAGCCTACGCCCCGGACGGAGGCCATGCAGAACGGCATCGACTTTGAGAACCTCGTGACCGCCATTGTCAATGGCCACGATGACCCCAACAATCCGTGGAACTGGGCTGCTGGGCAGATCGCCGCCATCATCAAGGGCGGGCAGCTACAGTTCAAAGCCCGTCGGACGATTCAGGTGCGGGGCATGGATGTGGTTCTGTATGGCCGCCTTGATGCCCTGAAAGCTGGCACCATCTACGACGTCAAATTCAGCAAGGGCTACGAGCGCGGAAAGTTCTATTCCAGCACCCAGCACCCAACCTATATGCTGCTCATCCCGGAAGCGCAGACGTTTTCCTACCTCGTCAGCAACGGCATGGATGTTTGGACGGAGTGCTACCGCAGGGATGAAACGCCGGATATTTGCCCCATCATTTCGGACTTCTTCGACTGGTTGGATGCTTTCGGCCTGATGAACGTGTTCAAGGAGCACTGGAAAGCCTTATGACCGGGCGGCTGGTCGATATGAGTTTCAGTTTGAACCGCAAGCAGCGTATCACGCTGGAAGTTGATTCTGATTTCCGAAGTCTGTGGGACAAGCTGAATCAGGAGCCGCTGCTGGACATTGAAATCAAGAAGCACCGCAACAAGCGCAGCCACAGTGCAAACGCCTACTTCCATGTTCTGGTCAACAAGATTGCCGCCGAAACTGGCGAATCGGACGACCTTGTGAAAGAGCGGCTGGTTGTGGCCTACGGAACGGTTGCGAGAGATAAGGATGGCTGCACCGTGGGCTTCAAACTTCCGGTCAGCGTGGATGTTCACGACCTCTACAAATACACCCGCTGCTTTGATGTGCGGGAAGAGGACGGAAAATGGTTCAACTGCTACTTGGTTTACAAGGACACCAGCAAGATGGACACGAAAGAATTTTCACACCTGATTGACGGTGCGATTGATGAAGCCAAGGCTCTGGGAATCGAGACGGATACCCCGGAGCAGTTGGCCCGGTACAAGGAGGAATGGTCACGATGAAAGGCCGAATCGTCATCTGCGACTACTGCGGAACGCCCGCAGACTTCGTAGACAGTTCGGTGGTTTACCACGGCCACAGCTTCGGCATGATTTACCTCTGCCCTCGCTGCGGTGCCTATGTCGGCGTACACAAGGGGTCTGACAAACCCCTTGGCCGCTTGGCAAATTCGGAGTTGCGCAACTGGAAAAAGGCAGCTCATGCAGCATTTGACCCGCTCTGGAAATACGGTCCCTACCGTGGCCGCCGGAATGAGGCCTACCGCTGGCTGTCCGAGAAGATGGGCACCCCGATTGAATTTACGCATATTGGAATGTTCGATGCGGACCAGTGCCGCAAGGTGGTCAGCATCATGCGAGAAGAAAGGAGCCAGTTATGGCGGACACAGCTTTAAGCAGAACAGCATCAGTTACTATTCCCTTGGATGAATACAACCGACTGCTGACAGCGGAAATTGAATTGAAAATCATCTATGGCAGAGTCGACCTCTGCGTCTATTACGATATCGGTTCCTTTGTGACCGCAATGCGTGACTTGCTTCATCCGGCTTGCCACCCTGAAATTCAGGAGGCTCCCAATGCTGAATAATTGCACATTTCAGGGCCGCTTCGCTGCTGATCCTGAAATGCGGACCACACAGAGCGGCCTGACAGTTGCCAGCTTTCGCATGGCCGTTGACCGGGATAATGTCGGTCAGGATGGCCGGCGGGCTACCGATTGGCTGAATTTCGTGGCATGGCGTAAAACAGCAGAGTTCGTTTGCCAGTATTTCCGCAAGGGCAGCACGGCTCTTGTGGAGTGCCAGTGCCAGACCCGCTCCTACGAGGACAAGAACGGTCAGAAGCGCACCGCCACCGAGTTTGTGGTCCAGAAGATTCACTTTTGCGGACCAAAAACGGAGCAGCGAGTGGATGATGGCGGTGAGGCACCGCCGCCGGGCTACCAGCAGCCGCCCTATCAGAATCAGCAGACGCAGCAGATGGGATTCAACACCCAGAGCCAGCGGCAGCAGTGGCAGCAGAGTGCCCCAGGCGGGCAGCAGCCAGGCTACTCGCGGGGTAATCCCGATGATTTCTCCGAAATCGATGACACGGATGACTTGCCGTTCTAAGGAGGTCTGATAATGGCAACTGGCAAGAGGTTTTACTGGATAAAACTCAAGGATTCGTTCATGAATTCGGAAGTGGTCGATTTCTTGATGAGCCAGCCGAACGGTGCCAACTACGTTGTTCTCTATCAGATGCTCTGTCTCAAAACCATCAATACGGGCGGCCGCCTTACTTGTCAGATAGGCGATATCATTATTCCTTTCGACATCGAAAAGATTCAGCGTGACTGCAAATGGTTTTCGCTGGACACCGTCCGCATTGCTCTTGGGCTCTATAAACAGCTTGGTCTTATTTACGAAGACCGAGATGGAACGCTGGTTCTCGTAAACCATGCCGAGATGGTTGGAAGCGAAACCGACTGGGCAGCAAAAAAGCGCAGACAAGCACTTCAAGCTGCAAATTCTCTCCCAGCAGCTGGGGAAAGTACTGGGGATACCGCTGGGGAAAATTTCCCCATAGAGATAAGAGATAAGAGAATAGAGATTAGAGATAAAGAGATAAGAGGTAGAGATAACGGTAGTCCGGCTGTCGATGCCGGACTGGCAGAGATCATCAGCTCTTACGAGGAGAACATCGGCAGCTTCCCACCGGCTGCAAAGGATGCCCTGATGGGCTGGCGGGAGATTTTCGCGGATGACCTCATTCTGCTGGCCATCAAAAAAGCCGCTCTGTCCGGCGTTCGCAAGTGGAACTACATCAACGGCATTTTGAAGTCATGGAAAAACGAGGGCGTGAAAACCCTTGGTGATGTGCAAGCCCGCGACCAGCGGCGTAAGCCCCAGGCGGGCCAGCAGCCAAAGCGTTCTGCTGCTGATGACTACGATGAAATTTTTGGAGAACTTTTAGGAGGCTCGACAACATGACCGATACGAAATTGCGTGAGCTGCTGGTGGTCATCGATGACCACTACGGCCGCGCCCGCAGCTTAGAGGAGCGCAGGGCTGACACGCAAATCTACATCCGGGCGTTCGGCGCCATCCCGGACGAGATTGTGGAAAAGGCACTGTATACGGCCTTTACTCAGTGCAGATTCCAGAACCAGCTGATTGTGGACTGGTGCGCTGAGATCAAAAAGCTGCTGTCAGCCCAGCAGCCCTCGGCAAATGACCTTTGGACGCAGGCTGCGGCAGCTGCCCGGAAAATCGAGGCAAATCTGTACTACCAGACCCACGGCGGATTCATTGCTCCCGATGGGCGCAAGCTGAAAGGCGAAGATTTCAAAAAGGAAAACGCGAAAATCTTCGCCGCCCTCCCGATGGTAGTGCAGCGGTGGGCTGGCTCCCCGGCAGATCTGTCAGAGATTTTCAGCAGCCGCAGCAGCGCGGATCTGCGCCAGTTCGTCCGTCCGGGCTTTGACCGGGCTGTGCAGGATGCCCCGGTTGAGAGTTTGCAGCCCCCGGCTCTGCCCGGCGGCGCAGCCCCGGCACAGATTGGAGGTGGCACGGCATGAGGTCGAAAAGACCATTCCGCAGCCTGATCGTGTGCGTTTCGTGTGCGATGGTTGGCTGCATTCTCACAAGCACGGCCTACTCCCGGCGGGTGAACGATCTGGAAACCGAGCGGGATATCTACGCCAGCAAGTCATCCAACTGGGAGCGCATGGCCGGAGAACGTGATGAAACAATTGACCAACTTCAAACCGAGGTAGACAAGCTGACCGCAGAACTGAACGCCCAGACCGATTTGACCCTTACATACGCCGGAGCGTTCAGCTGCACAGCCTATTGTTCCGAGGAATACGCCCACATCTGTGGCGAGGGGCACGGCATCACATCCAGCGGCGCAAAGGTGCAGCCGGGTGTGACCGTAGCTGCCGACACCAGCGTTCTGCCCTACGGCACAGTGGTCTATATCGAGGGCGTAGGTCTCCGGGTCGTTCAGGACACCGGGGGCGCAGTAAAAGGTAACAAGCTGGATGTGGCAGTAAACACCCATGCAGAGGCTCTAAGCTGGTCCGGATGGGGTTCCCGTCGGGTCTGGGTCATTTCGGGAGGTGTTGAACCGTGAAAAAACCGTTTGAGACCGAAATGGACGATACCAGGCAGGCGGTCGGACAAATCGTGTGTTTGTGCACCACCATTGCGCTGCATCAGGAGTTCGGTGTCGGCAAGACCAGACTGGAGCGCATTAAAGCTAGAATTGACGAGTTGGAGAACCAGAACACCGAGGTCATTATGACCCCGGATGCAAACGGCAGACCCTCCAAGGACAAGGCCGAGGCAATCCGGGAAAGCTGGTTGGCTGGGTGCGTTTCTTCTGACTACCGAATCCCGATGGTGAGAATGCCTCGTGGGCGCAAAGAGCAGCAGTACCGCATGGCTGGCGACAGAGCTGCCAAAATTGCTTGGCAGATTTACGCCAAGGCGGTTATTGATGTGCTGCACTACGGTCCAGACCGCTTGGAACGGTTGCGCAAGGAAAGCCATGCCAACTATGAGCAGCTGAACAAGTGGGGGCATGAGGATGGTCTGGATGTTGCGATGGAAAAGCTGCGCCGCTGTGCTGCTGATGCCATGCAATCCCCGGATCTGGAAGTTGCTGATATCGATGGCAGCAAGGATGCCGTGGAAGTGGACAAAGAGTTCCGTAAGCAGCAGCTGAATTTCATCAAGCGTGTCCGGGCACAGACCCTTGGCCGCATCGGTGCCACCTCACAGCCCGTCAACGTACTGGCCGAGCAGGGTGTGCAGGACAAGGTTCAGGAGATTATGCAGCAGGTTTCCCAACAGTCGTTTGAGCGTAGGAGAAGACGTTGATATGGCACAAAATGAATACGGCGAGAAGCTGGACAGCAATGGCTATGCACCCAGCATCCTCAGCCAGAGCCCCACCTGTCTGATTTGTGGGCGGTATCGCACCGCCCGGCACGAAGTATTTTTCGGACCGTACCGGGATAAGAGCAAGCGGCTTGGCCTGTGGGCGAACCTCTGCCCTTGGTGCCACCAGAACGGCGTGACTGCCGTACATACCAACCGGGAGGCAGACCTCCGCTTGAAAAAGTGGGCACAGAAAAAGGCTATGGAGTATTACGGGTGGCCGGAAGCGCAGTTCATCAAAGAATTCGGGAGGTCGTACCTGTGATGCCCATCATCGCTATTGACCCCGGCAATGTGCAGTCTGGCTACTGCGTGATTGACCAGAAAACGCTCCGACCGCTGGAGTTCGGCAAAATCGACAACGAAGAACTGCTGAAAAAGCTGGAATCGGCTGCCAAGCAGGGATGGCGGTGGGCGGTCATCGAAATGGTGGCCTCCTACGGGATGTCCGTTGGTCGGGACGTTTTCGATACCACGGTCTGGATCGGCCGGTTCTATCAGGCGCTTTCGTCCCGGTGCCCGGTGCGGATGATGTGCCGCATCGAGGAGAAAAAGCACATTTGCCACGACAGCCGAGCCAACGACACCGCCATCCGGCGGGCATTGATCGACCGATTTGCAGCCCACGACCTGAAAAACGGCAAGGGCACAAAGAAAGCCCCGGATTTCTTCTATGGCTTCAAGGCTGATGTGTGGGCAGCCTACGCACTGGGTCTGACCGCCATCGAGAACCGGGAGAACGACTATAAATTTTCGACTACTTAAAAGCTACTTGAAAGGAGCTTCATCATGGATAATTCTCTGTCTGAATCCGCACGTTTCGCAGTCTACCGTGAAAAACTCAAGGGCATCTGCGAGGCAAACAACCTGAGCTATGTGTTCATCAAGAACGCATATCCCATCAAGCTGGTTATCCGTCCGCTGGGCGGAGTCGGTGAGCAGATGTCGATGCTGGAAGAAGCGACCGAGGACAACTACATCTCACCGGGCGCATCCATCCTGTTCACCGTCAAGGACGGCAACCTGACCTACCGCATGAGCAAGACGTTCACCATCTCCGACACCCTGTTCAACAAAATCAAGAACATCTTCAAGAATATGCACTACCTCTGGCTCCAGTTCTTCTTCCGGGATTTGGTCGAGGGTGGAAAGCTGGCAGCTCTCGGCTACAAGATGCCTGACATTCCGGAATCCGGTGGGCAGCAGGATGCGCCCCGGGAAAATGAGCCTGATTCGCCGAATCTCCCCGGGGAGGCCAAACCGCTGGAAGAAGTCGAGGATGACGAGGAGGACGAGCCCACCTCGGATGAACTGACGCAGGCCACCGAGATTGCCCGGCAGAACAACGGCATCACGCAGGCCATGTTGGAGGAAAAGATGGGCGTGAACGCAGAAAAGGCCATCGCCCTGCTAGATGACATGGAATCCGCTGGTGTGATCGAGTTCTCCAACGGTCACTACACCATCGCCGCTGCTGACAGCGAGGAGGAGTAACCTATGGCAAAGGCAGCAGTGACCCGCAGCATCCGGGATGACCACCAGAAGAACTTCCTCAAAATCTTCAATAGCCTGACTGGAAAGCACAGCCGCTGGGAGATTTGGGAGGACTTCGTCACCCTGACGGCCATCGAGATCTCGAACAGCACGGACAAGGTAAACGCCCCAGAGCGCACCAAGATGTACCAGACCATCGTTTCCAAATACTCCGCCAAGGAGCGGGGGGGCATGGCTGAAATGCTGGGCGAGGTAATCATGGGCATGGAGCAGAATCCAGACCAGGACTTCCTCGGTTCGCTGTACATGATGTGCGAGTTGGGCAACGACCACGCCGGGCAGTTCTTCACTCCCTACGATGTGTGCCGCTGCATGGCCGAGATTACGTTTGACCCGAAGCTGCACCCGGACATGGAGGGCTTCATCTCGGTATCTGACCCGGCCTGCGGTGCTGGGGCCACGCTGCTTGCCTTTTTGAACGTCTGCAAAAGGCGGAATATCTGCTACCACAACAAAGTCCTTGTCATAGCCCAAGACATTGACTTCATCGTTGGGCTGATGTGCTACATCCAGTGCAGCTTCATGGGCTGCGCTGGATATGTAGTCATCGGTGACACACTTGTAAATCCGGCAACGGCCTACGACAGCCGCGGATTGCTGCCCGCAGGACCACAAAACCGTATCTGGTATATGCCGCTTTTCTCAACCGATGTGTGGTATATGCGCCGCCAGATAGCGCAGATGAACCTGCTGTTTGAACCGAAAGGCGAACCGGCAAAAATCGAAAAATCCGATATTAAGCCCGCAAATTTGCAAAAATCTATCAAAAATGAGCCTAAAGCCCCGGAAAACGAGCCTCTTAACGAAACCAAAACCGGGCAACTCACGTTTTTCTAACCCGAAATAAGAAAGGAGTATCCCTATGGCAGACATTACTTACATCCCCATTCGGCAGTTGTACCCTCACCCCGACAACCCCCGCAAAGAACTGGGAGATTTGTCCGAACTTGCAGCCAGCATCAAGGAAAATGGTGTGTACCAGAACCTGACCGTAATCCCCGGCCACTACCTCAACAGCCGGGAGTACATCGCGAAGTGCGTTGACGAGGGTGGGGATGCCGCCGCCGCAGCGGCAGCATGGACACCCAAGGCCGTGTGGTCCAGCGAGGACTACACTATCATCATCGGCCACCGCCGGGCTGCGGCAGCGCAGCAGGCAGGGGTGTACGAGCTGCCCTGCGCCATCGTAGAGATGGACGAGCGGGAGCAGATGCAGACCATGATGATTGAGAACATGCAGCGCAGCGATTTGACGGTCTATGAACAGGCACAGGGCTTCCAGATGATGATGGACTTTGGGCAGACCGTGGAGCAGATCTCCGACAAGTCTGGCTTCTCACAGTCCACCGTTCGGCGGCGTATCAAGCTGCTGGAACTGAACCACGACAGCTTCAAGAAAGCCGAAAAGCGCGGTGCAACCCTGTCTGACTTCGCCCAGCTGGACAAAATCGAGGACTTGGAAGCCCGAAATCGGGTATTGGAGACCCTCGGCACGCAGAACTTCAACCGGGCTATGCAGGATGCGCTGAACACGCAGAAGTGGAACCATTACCGGGATGACATCATTGCTAAACTTCAGGAGTTCGCAAGGCGAGTAGATGATGCCGACAGGCAGAAATACTCCTACGTGAAAAGCTGGGGCAGCTGGAAAATGAACTGCAAAGACGAGTTCACCGTACCTGATGATGCCGGTAAGGTCGAATATGTGTTCGAGGTTGGCAAAACTGACATTATCCTCTACAAGAAGCGAGATGCAGCTGTCGAGGACGAGGAAAACGCCGCACGAGAAGCGGCACGGGCTGCTGACGAGCTTGCTCACGAACAGTTCTCCAGCACAACCAAATTCATGTATGAGTTGCGCCGGGACTTCGTGAAAGACCTGACCCCGGCAGAGTGCAAAAAGCATTTTTCGGCCATCATGGAATACGCCACGCCGCTGCTGTCTGGGTACGGCCGAGTAAGGGATGATGAAAATGTGCTGCATCTGCTTGGTGTCGCCTTGGACGAACAGGTTCAGGATGACACCGAACTGGAAGATGCACTGAAAATGTTCAACGCCTATGATACCGAGTCGGAAAAAGTTCTACTGGCAATGGCCTTTGATGCGCAGGACAGCGAGCGCACGGGTTATTGGAGTACCATCTGGAGCAGCGAAGCGGGCAAGAGCGTGTATAAGCACAACGAAAACATCCCCCTCAATCGTACCTATGAGCTCCTGACATCCCTCGGCTATGAAATGGCCGATGACGAAAAAGCCTTGCAGGACGGCACCCACCAGCTTTTTGCGGTGTATGGCTCCGGCAGCAAAGCGGACACGCCCTGTGATAAGTGCAAAGCTGCTCACCCTGAATGCGACAAGTGCTGCAAAACTTGCGATGACCACTGCAATGCGTTCCAGCTGTGTAGAAAGGAGTATGGCGAATGACAGACCTTGTAAAGTGTGACCGCTGCGGCACACCGTTCAGCATCCAGACAGCCGGCATCCGCAGTACATGGAGCGGCGATTACATGGTACAGTATTTCACCTGCCCCGGCTGCCACCATCGCTACCAGATTCTGACCACGGACACTGAACTGCGCCAGACCGTTGAACGGCACAAGAAAATTGCCGCAAAAATCCGTATGGGGCAGAGCAAGCATTTCCGGCCGGGAACGCTGAAAAAGTATCAGGCTGAAATGGAAAAGCTGGAGGCCGAGCAGAAAAAGCGGCGAGATGAACTGCTGGACAAGGGCGACGAGATCCTTGCCCGGCTGGGAGAGGAGTAAACCATGGGCGATTTGAAAGAATACGCTGACCGCCTCAAGTTTGAAATCATGGCGGCTGACTTCCTGACCACCGAAGACCGGGAAATGGTCTTTGACCTCATCGAGAAAGTGCTGGGTGATGACAATGCCTGATCAGATCTTCATCAACATTGCGGTGCTGGCCGTGGGCGTGGCTATCGGTGCCCTGCTGGGCGAAACCAGCCGGCAGCAGCATGACCGCCAGTTGTTCCGGGAGTACATCAACTTTATGACTGAATCGGAGCACAACAATGAGCTGCTGTTCCGGGAAGTGATTCAGTTTCAGACCGAGAAAGGAGCCGACCATGAGAAAGAGTAATCGCCCGCCGGAGCCCGGCGCACGTGGGCTTCTGCGCCTGACCTGCCCCTGCTGCGGCAAGGAGTTCGGTACATATCTCCACGTTCCGCAGATGTCCATAGGCTGCCGCTGCGGGGCTACGATCTCGCTTGAGAGGGGGCTCGCCCCCTATGAGTTCGCCTGCGGCTGCTGCGGGCTGGTGGCCAAAGGCAAGACCAACATCATGGAGCCGGAGATCACCATTCCCTGCAAGTGCGGCAACCCTATCACGCTGCACTGGAACAAGGACACACGGAGGTACACAGAATGAACTGGGCAATTGTAATTCCTGCCGGCATCGGCACCGCGGTGCTGCTGTCCATCGCGCTTGTCGCAATCGATGTTTCCGGGCGGATCAGCCGGCAGGAAGAAGCCGACGAGGTCAGGTTCTACTGGGACAGTATGCTTATGTACTCCAAGAGAGTCAGCCCTGATGCCCCGCCAGACTATGAAGTCAAAACGCTTTACGAGAACCGCAAGGATTTTTGTGCGGGATGTGCAGAGTACAACTTCTGCCGCAGTGCAACGATGGTTTACACGCATAGCCCGCGCAGAAACGGATATCCGTGGGTATGTCTGAAAAGGAGGAACGCAAAATGACGCTGGAAGAAGCCCTGCGCTTTATCGACCCGAAAACCGATATGGACGCTCTGGCCGAGGTCGAGTATTACAATGGCTTCAAGGGCAAGGAGGCCACAGCGAAGACCCTCCGAGAAGCCAGCCAGATGGTCGTTGATTTTATCCGTCGTGTATCGTGGCACGATGCCAAGAACCCGCCGCCTGTCCACGATGAAAGCTGGGAGAACGCGGGAGAGAAGCACTGCTGCATCATGAGCGAACTTGTGTGGGTCTGCTGCGAGAGTCGGAACACCATGAAGGGCTGGATTGAAAACGGCAAGTGGTACATCGAGGATGGCCGCCCAGCGGCAGATACGCCCTATGGTGCTGTGAAGTTCTGGGCTCCGCTGCTGGAGCCGCCGGAGGTGGCAAAATGAGCAAGGCCGTTCTTATCAGTATCCAGCCGGAATGGTGCAACCTCATTGTACGAGGCAAGAAAACTGTTGAGGTGCGTAAGACCCGTCCGAAGTTGGAAACGCCGTTCAAAGTGTACATCTACTGCACGAAAGCCCCACAGCATCTTATCACCATTTTTAAGGATGGAGAAGAAACGATGGGTGGCGAAATCCACCACGGAAAGCCTGAATTTATAAAGTGTGATAAGTACCTGCCGGATAGCGTTCGCGACAAAACTCGAATGGTCATTGGCGAGTTTGTATGTGACCGCATTTCGACTATTACATCACCGGGTCCGTTTAGCATCCGAAATGAAGTATCGGGGTGCTGCCTTACCTACGATGAGGTGAAAAAGTACGCCGGATGGGACAACCCCGCCGTGTCACTTCGTAATTTGTATGGATGGCACATCTCCGACCTCAAAATCTACGATAAGCCCCGCAATCTGCACGAGTTCGTCCACTTCGATTTTCAAAGCATGAACGGAACGAATGTTTGCGGGAACACGGAATGCGAGAATTATATGCCGTCTGACAGTTGGATGCAGCCGCCAGAATGCGCCATTGAAGGGTGCTATCTGAAACGCCCACCCCAAAGCTGGTGCTATGTGGAGGAACGGTGCTATGGATAAAGTTGGCGATTCGGCACAGCAGATTCTGGATAAAATTCATCTTCAATTTTTAAGTCAGTATTTTACCATAACTCCGAAGACAAATGAGATGGTGAAAAACTGTGAGGAATGGCTGAAAGAAAGCATCTGCAATGCGAATGGCATAAGCCCTGACATGATAAATGTGTCTGCGAATGAAGTGAAACCGGGAGTCTATCAATTCACTATCACATCAAACACCCCGGTGGTTGTGATTGAGGTGGTGCGAAAGCCAGAACTGGAGGTGCAGCATGGCAGCTGAACGGCTACATTTCAAGGTTGAATCTCCGGCAAACTTTGTCAAGCTGGCCTGTACCATTCTTTTTGAGCAGAAAGAGGAACTGCTGGAAGATTACGGCTCTACTTGGCACGATGTGTTTGATGGGGATGCAGGAAATCAACATTTTCAACGGTTCATGGAAGACTTGTTTCCGAACGGCTGCACGGTTGGGGAAAGCGAACTGAATCTGATAACAAACCGGGCGGTTCATTTTCTAAAAACGGATGCAGTTTGCCTTAACATAAAAGCGAACCATGACAAAGCACGCTTTACATATTGGGTTTATTTTGCTCCTGAGCATAAGGTCTATGCGTGCAGTTTTGCGCGGCACGAGGAAACCATTATTGATATTCTCACCGCATTTTTTGGCAAGTCGATTGAAGATTATAGTCCGTATGACTTGAAACAGTTTATCTTAAATTCCTTTGAAATCAGATCCGACAATTCGTCTGTACGGTCAATCGCAGAAGATGCGGATTATATTCAGCAGTCCGCGTATTTCAGATGCATTCGTAAAAACGAGAAAAAGGAGGAGAAAAAAACGTGAACGAGAGGTCAATTTTATTTTGTGGAAAGGACGGAAGGTGGAAAGCCTACGACGATTCTTATGACATAACGATTCACTGCGAGTCCAAACGAGAAAAGGATGAAATGCTCGATTTGTTGGGTCGAGCATGGTGTGACGCTACAACATCTGCAAAAAATGCAGCAACCCTTCTAAAGGATTTCTGCAAGGGGCAAAACAATATGGATCCGGATTGTTGCGAGAAATGCATCTTCAGCGACAAAAAAGATGGCAGCTGCCTTATCGCAAACGAAGTTCCTGAAGACTGGCGTGTTTGAGGTGATGAAAATGAAGTACCGAATCGAGGTTTCGGAAGAGCAGCTGCGCGTCATCGGACTGGCCGTGGACGAGTACATGAGGCTGCGCATGGGGCAGTTCGACGCTCTGGCCGAAGACTTAGTTTATGATGAAGTAGATCGAGCCGAGGCGTATAAGGATAGTCGCCAGTACGGTGTCCTTAATGAACGGCACCACAATCTCGAAAGTATGTTCGAGGCCGCCTACAAGCTGGCCTATCCGCCGCTGGGATACCGCGAGCGGCAGCACGATTCATGGGGAACGTGCATCGACCTTGTACACGCCATCGAGCACCAGCAGTGGCTGGATTCCCCGGGGGAAAAGCGAGAATCCCCCGGGACGACAAATCGTTCGTTCAAGCCCGTTCCGCTGGGGCATGAACCGTTCCCGAAAATCGAGAGGGTGGAAGAATGAGCTGCCTGTCTTGCAAGAACTACATACCCCTTGACCCGCCCATCCAGCGCACCGATTCCAACGGTCAGGCCTATGAGGTGCCGGGATTGTGCAAAATTGGAGCAGACCACATAATTTCTGGGCTTCCTGTCTATCTTCCAACGGCAAAATGTGATAAAATAACAGAAGCACCGTTGCAAAACGGCAGCTGAATTATGACGGAGGTAGGCTGTGACACTACAGGAATTGTCCAAGTATTATGACATTCAGATGACCCTCGAAAAAGACCGTGAAGCCTTAGAGGGGCTGCGGCAGAGAATCACCCCTGCCTCCCCTCAGCTGACCGGGATGCCTCATACACCCGGCGTCCGGGATAAAGTCGGAGATCTGGCCGTAGAACTGGCAGACATGGACGAACGCATCCGCTGGCTGGAAGAACGGGCAGCGGAAGAAAAGCCCAAGGTCGAAGCGTACTGCAAGAGCATCATGGATGCCCGGATGTATCTGGTTTTCAGACTGCGGTTTATCCGCTGCTACTCGTGGGCGGAAGTGGCCGGAGTGCTCGGAAAAGGATATACCGAAGATGGGGTCAGCCGGATGGCATACAACTACCTCGCCAAAAACTGACCGATAAGCCCTGCATTTGCGGGGCTTTTTATTTTTGCCCAAAAAACTCAAATTCAATCTCATATTTCCATAAAATGCGGCCAAATATAAAAACGAGTTTCACATTTTGACCGCCAAAAGTTAAATTCAAACTGAAAATATAAAAAATCAATGCAGATTGATTCACCCGATGACGGACGTTGTCGGACGGCTTCGGAGGAAAGCCGATGCTTACCGATGGATTCCGATGACAACGGCTGCTCCAAGTGATATGATTAGGATGCAAAATCCGAATCAAGCCAAGCGGTGCCTGCCAGAAATGGCGGGTGCCGCTATTTTTATACCTGAAAGGAGGATTCCGAGCCGCACGCTGCTCTCCTTTGCGTGTGGCATTACCGCAGCACCCCGAAAAGCTGAGGTGCTGCAAGCTGGACATTTCGCCGTGTCCAGCCGCAAAGAAGGAGATTTTTCCATGTATCAGAAAATCAAGGCGAAATTCAAGGCAAGTCCCACTATTTTCTACGCCTGCTCCATCGTTGCATCGTGGGCAGGAGTAGGCAGCTTGATGAACTTCCGCACCATTGCATTGCGATACGGAGCAGTTCCGGCAATCATTTGGGCAGTGTTCAATTCCCTGGCATGTATCACGTTCGGTTTGTTCGCTGACCGTGTTCCGTCCATTCGGCGCATCATGCAGAGCAAGGTGATGTTCTACTTCATCGGTCTGCTGACGCTGTTTCAGACGTGGACTCAGATGAGCGGCATCTACGAGATCTTTGGCGATACACCCATTGGAACCAAGGGCGGCATGATTATCGTGTACGTCACCTGTGTGGCGTTCCTGATTATGTTGCTCAAAGACGGCATGATTCGCAACGTGCTGTCCGATGGCTTTTCATGGGTGGTCGTTTATGGCCTGCTGGCCGTAGTAGTGGCTGCTGCTCTGGTGTACACTGGCGGCACGTTCGCCGTCATCGACCCCGGCGTAAACGCCGCTGGTATTAAGGCGGGCGTGTACAACGGCTTACTTCTGCTGCCTGGCCCATTTGCTTGTCCGTATTACTATTCGCTGTTTGAGTACAACGATGAAAATACGGACGGAACCAAGCGCGGAAACATGAAAAAGGCCTTCGTGCTGGCGGGCGTGATGTTTGGCATCTACATGGTGCTGGCTGCGCTGCTCACATGGGTGCGCTTCAGCCCGGTGCTGAACGTAATGAAAGCTATTTTGATTACGGTCATCGCCATTTCCTCGCTGTCTACCTATCTCTACTGCGAATATCTGGTTTTCGGCAAGAAGTTTGGCTTCGCACTGGATGTTCTCACCGTGGCCTCGTGGCAGATCCTGATTCCGCTTGGCGTTATGGGCATCTGGCAGCTGATGAGCACGATCCGCATCTACGTTGTCGTAGCTGCCGTCCTGTTCTCCATCGTTCTGGACCTCGTTTCTGACAGGAAGGAGGCCGCACGATGAACATCACGGTAAAGAAGCTGGCAGAGCTGCATAAGCCTACCCACAACATCCGCCGGCACTCCGACAAGCAAATCACCGAGTACATCCGCAGCATTGAGATGTTCGGTCAGGTGAAGCCGCTGGTCGTTGCCGAGGATGGCGAAATCATTGCCGGCAACGGTTTGTACGAAGCCCTGCTCCGCATGGGTCGGGAAACCTGCGACTGTTATGTGATGGCCGGGCTGACCGATGTGCAGAAGAAAAAGCTGATGATGGCCGACAACAAGGTCTATGAACTCGGCTTTACCGATGTGGATGCCATCGAAGAACTGGTCAAGGAACTGGACGGCGATGTGGACGTTCCGGGCTGGGATGCTGACCTGCTGGAAATGCTGAACAGCACCACGGATGAAGCTGATGAAGTAATCAGCTCCTACGGCGATTTCCCGGAAAACGAGATCGCACCCATCAGCCGCCATCAGGCAGAGGAACACGTTCCGTATGCCGAAACACCGACCTACCCGGTGGCTCCCGCCCCGCAGCCTGCTCCTACCGTCTCCGCTGCCCCGCAGCAGCCCTCCACAGTGCTGGAGGTGTCTACACCTTCTGAACCGCAAACAGCTGCTCCAGAGGCGGACAGCGGCGTGGAGCAGCACAGGTGCATCCGTTGCCCGAAGTGTGGTGAACTGATATGCCTGTGAAAGTAGTGGAAAGCAGCATGAACGTGCTGCAAGCGGCGAAAATCCGTATCCGCAATGTGTTCGCAAACGGCTGCAAAATCTATCTGTCGTTTTCCTCCGGTAAGGACAGCCTGTGCATGGCCAACCTCGTGTATGAGATGATTCTCTCCGGCGAACTCGACCCCAAGCAGCTGACGGTGACATTCATTGACGAAGAAGGGCTTTACCCCTCCATGGTCGATGCAGCGCACCGCTGGCGGCGCAACTTCCTGTCGGTCGGCGCGAAATTCCTGTGGTTTTGCTTGCCGTTCAAGCAGGTGTGCGTGATAGACCACCTTTCCGCGTCAGAATCGTGGATAACATGGGAGCCGGGCAAAGAAGATGTGTGGATGCGTACCCCGCCCGATTTTGCCATCAGGTACAGCCCATACCTGCACCACCCCGGAGAGATGAACTACCAGACGTTCTGCGAAAAGGCGTTCCGCGACGGCATTCAGCTGGTCGGCCTGCGCACGGCAGAAAGTCTGACCCGCTTTAAGTGCATCGCCAACACCAAGATGGAACGTATCACAAAAGGCGGCAAGTTCTATCCCATCTACGATTGGGCCGATTCCGATGTTTGGCTGTACATCAAAGAGCGAAACCTTGAATTCCCTGAAATCTATATGCGTTTGTACGAAGCTGGTGTGCATAAAAATGCACTCCGGCTTTGCGCTTTCTTTGGAGATACCAGCACACAAGGCCTACGGTGGGTTGCAGAAACCGACAACGACCTGTGGGAGCGTATCCAGCGGCGAGAGCCGAACGCCTACCTCGTTCTGCTTTACTGGGATTCCGAGATGTTCCGGCGCAGCACCCGCAAGCGGCGTGAGCTGGAAGCAGATACCGAACAGAAGGATTATAAAGCCCTCTGCAAAGACCTTCTGTTCCTCCACCCGGAGCGGTACACCATCGCCAAGGACACCTTATCCCACATCGACCACTGGCGAGGTCTGTTCATAAAGACCTATGGTATCGCTGAACAGAAGCACTACAAGACCATGTATGAGGGACTGCTGTACGGAGATCCCAAGATGCGCATCCTGCGCATTCTCTGGACCACCATCTACAACGACCACAACGCCCGCATCAAGGAGGAGCAGAACCATGGAAAGCATTGACGTATTCGCACCGCTGGCATCCCTCCAGTGGGTAGACCGCAACACCATCCACGCCAACGACTACAACCCCAACAAGGTCAGTGAGGAGAACCTGAAGCTGCTGGTGCAGTCCATCCTGACCAACGGCTGGACGCTGCCCATCGTGGTACGCCCGGACGGAACCATCATTGACGGCTTCCACCGCTGGACAGTATCAGGCCGTGAACCGCTGCTGTCCCTGCTGGGCGGCAAGGTGCCTGTCGTAGTCGTAGACCATCACGGTGACGAGAGTGCCGATGTATACGGCACCATCACCCACAACCGCGCCCGCGGCACACACCTGCTCGACCCTATGAAAGCCATCGTAAAGAAGCTCATGGACGAGGGCAAGACCGTGGACGAGATCGGCAAGCAGCTGGGCATGAAGCCCGAAGAGATCTTCCGTCTGTCCGGCTTCACCAAAGACGAGTTCCTGAACATGATGACCAAAGACCATCCGACATACTCCAAGGCCAAGGTCATCCGCAGCATCTGAGAGAGGAGCGTATCACAATGCCTGTCGTAGACATCTACGTTAATAAGCCTGTACCTGTGCAGGACATGGAGTTCACCTTTGTGTATGACCCTGCAATGGTTGAAGCTGCGCTCCACCCGCCCGACAGCGGGCAGGAACAGCCGTTCAGTGCCGAAAAGGTACTGTGACGGGTGTGCCCTACCATGAGCGGGCTCGTCGACCCCGAAATCATGCTAGTTAGTAAGGGAAAAATCAGCCATTTCGTTACGCTTTGTATAACGAATTTCAAGGAATTTTCCAGATAGTTTTACCAGAAAAGGAGGTGGTTTCTGGATGCCTACAAAAGAAAGACTTGCTGACAGAAACGTGACCACCACCGAACTGGCTCTGATACTGGGAATCACAGGCCGCAGAGTGCAGCAGCTGACACAGGATGGTGTGCTTACCACCGTCAGCCGGGGAAAGTTCGTCTTGTCTGATGCCGTGCAAGCCTACATCGGCAGCATCTCCCGTGGCGGGATGACCAAGGAAGAAGCGGAGGAGGCCAAGAAGATTGAGCGGGTCAAGGCCAAGGCAGAGGCCACGCTCAAGACCAGCAAGGCCAAAATCGCACAGGCAGAAGCCAAGGAGCTGTCTGGGCAGATGCACCGCAGCGAGGATGTGGCAGCCATGACCGCCGAACTTATCTACACCATCCGGGGTGCGCTGATGGCGTTGCCCAGCCGGGTGGCCATCAATGCCGCTGCTCTATCTGACCCTGCTGAGGTCGCAGAGTATATGCGCGGCGAGGTCAATCAGATTGCGGAGGAAATCGCTCTGTTCCGCTATGACCCGGCCAAGTATGAGGCTCGCGTCCGGGAACGCCGGTCGTGGACTGATAAGCTGGGCGGTGACGAGGATGAGTGACAACGCCGCAGTAGACCGCCTGAATGCTCTGGTGTCGAAGCTGGTGGCAGCTATTCGCCCGCCGCCCAACGTGACGGTCAGCGAGTGGGCGGCACAAAACCGCGTCCTGTCCCCGGAAGCATCTGCTGAACAAGGCCGCTGGCGCAACAGCAGAACGCCCTATCTGGTGGAAATCATGGACGCATACTCTGACCCTCGCGTCCATCACATCGTTGTCGTAGCGTCCTCGCAGGTCGGCAAGAGCGAATTTGAAAACAATGTCATCGGCAGAACGATTGACGTTGACCCCGGATCTATCCTTTTTATCCATCCGGTTCAGACTGATGCCAAGGAGTACAGCAAGCTGCGTATCGCTCCCATGATACGAGACTGCCCTACCCTGCGGGCAAAGGTGGCAGAGAGCAAGAGCCGAGACAGCGGCAACACCATTCTGCAGAAGTCTTACCCCGGCGGCATCCTGACCATGTGCGGCTCCACCGAGGCGCACGCTCTGGCATCGAAACCCATCCGCTATGTGCTGGGCGATGAACGTGACCGCTGGGCTACGAGTGCCGGCACTGAGGGCGACCCGTGGGAACTGGCAATGGCCCGGCAGACCACGTTCTACAACGCAAAGGCGGTCGAGGTTTCCACCCCGACAATCAAAGGTCACAGCGCAATCGCCAAGGCCTACGTCAAGGGAACGATGGAACGCTGGGTGTCGCAGTGTCCACACTGCAAGGGATTCCACGAACTGCGCTGGGAAGATATTCGGTACGAGTATGACACCATCGAGGTTCACGGCGAAAAGACCTACAAGGTCAACGATGTGTGGTATCTCTGCCCGGAGTGCGGCTGCATTTCGGACGAAGTGACCATGAAACGTGCGCCTGCGCACTGGCAAGCAGAGAATCCGGCAGCCTACGAGAACGGCATCCGTTCTTTCTGGCTGAACAGCTTTGTTTCCCAGTGGGCTGCATGGAAAGAAACCGTGCTGAAATACCTGAACGCACTGGGCGATACGAAGAAGATGCAGGTCGTGTACAACACCCGGCTGGGCCTGTTGTGGGAAGACCGCGGCGATGTGCAGGACGAGGACACCATGCTGGGCCGCAGGGAGGAATACCCTGCGGAACTGCCGGACGGCGTGCTGGTTCTGACTGCCGGCGTTGACACACAGGATGACCGCATGGAGTACGAAATCGTGGGCTTCGGCCACTTCGGTGAAACATGGGGCATCGAAAAAGGCATCATCATGGGCCGCCCGGACAGTGACGAGGTCTGGCAGCAGCTTGATGAACTGGTATTCGACCGTCGCCTGAAATTCGCCGATGGCGTGGAACTGCCCGTGTCCATAAAGTTCGTGGACGAGGGCGGCCACTTCACGCAGGATGTTCGCCTCCGCTGCCATGAGCGCATCGGCAAAAAGGTGTTCTGCATCAAAGGCTTTCCCGGCTCGGACAGGCCGTTCACGGCTCCGCCCAAGCAGCAGAAAATCACGATACAGAACCGCTACGTCGGTATGTGCTGGCAATACCAGCTGGGCGTTGATTCCGGCAAGCAAATCATCATGGATGATTTGAAAGTGCAGGAGCCGGGCGCCCGGTATTGCCATTTCCCACGCCGGGATGACTACGGGCTGGGCTATTTCAACGGCCTGTTGTCCGAACATCTGGTGTACAAAGAGAACCACCGCAATCCGTGGCAATGGGAGAAAATCTCCGGCCACGAGCGAAACGAGGCACTTGACTGCCGGAACTACGCTTTGGCAGCCTACAAGGTGCTGCCGAAAGACCTCGATGCCATCGACCGTGCCCTGAAAAGGCTGCGTGGAAAGGCGGTCGATGCCCCGGCAGCAGTAAACATTCAACAACCACAGCCCTCCCACAGAAAAAAGAGGGAGAGCCTATTGGACGACTGGTGAGGTGTGAGATATGAATACCACGACCATCAAAAAGCGGCTGGAATTCCACACGCAGCGGCTTGACAACCTGTATACGGCATACAACAAGCTGCTGTCTGGCGGCGTGAAAAGCTACCGTCTGGATGACCGTGAGCTCACCCGGCTCGACCTCGGCAAGCTTAGCGATGAAATCAAAGAGGCCGAGCAGAAAGTCGATGAACTGGAATCGTTGCTGAACGGCCAGAACGCGCGAAAAGCGTTCGGGATCATTCCACGAGACTGGTAACAATTTTGGGTAACGGCCCATCCGGGTCTTTGCCGCGGGCTGGCTGCTTTTCACTCCTTTCCCCGGCCAGTCCGCTTAGTTTGAAAGTTATGGAGGCGATATTTTGAAATACCGTGCAACGGCTGCGCCGCAGGCCAGCGGATACAGCGAGGCTGGTGCAAGCCATAAGCGGCGTGCGCTGCGGGCATTTTTCCCGAACAGCACTTCTCCATCCAGCGATATACACGACAACGCCGACACCCTGCGGCAGCGCAGCCGGATGCTCTACATGAGCGCACCTGTCGCCACAAGTGCCATCAACACGAACCGCACAAAGGTGGTCGGCACTGGCCTGACCCTGAAATCCACCATCGACCGGGACGTTCTGGGTCTTACCCCGGAGGCGGCCAAGGAATGGCAGACCAAGGCTGAGGCCGAGTTCCGGCTCTGGGCCGAGAACCGCCGCAACTGCGATGCTATGGGGCTGAACAACTTCTACGGATTGCAGCAGCTGGCCCTGAAAAGCTGGCTTATGAGCGGCGATGTTTTCGCCGTTGTGAAAATCCGGGACGTTGATAAGCTGCACCCCTACGCCCTGCGGCTGCATCTGGTGGAGGCCGACCGGGTGTCTACACCGAACCGATACGGCAGTGCGATTGACATTTTGGGATACACCGTAGGCAAGAACCCCGACAACGGGAACAAGATTCTCGACGGTGTAGAGGTGGACAGCAGCGGTGCCGTTGTGGCGTACCACATCCGAAATACCTATCCGCACGAGTGGCTCAACAGCGAGGAAACCGTATGGCAGCGTGTGGAGGTCGTTGGCAAAAAGACCGGACTGCCCCAAGTGCTGCACATCATGGAATTGGAACGGCCGGACCAGTACCGCGGCGTTCCTCTTGTTGCGCCTATCATAGAACCGCTGCTCCAGCTGCGCAGATACACCGAATCCGAACTGCTGGCGGCACTTGTCCAGTCGTACTTCACGGCGTGGATTGTGTCGGATGCGCCCAAGGACGCAATTCCGTTCAACGAAACTGGCGGCGGAGATCTGGGCGGCGTTCCTGTTGAGAACCCGCAGATGGACAATGCCAGCCACAGCATGAACGAGTACGAAATGGGCCCCGGTCAGGTGGAACATTTGGCCAAGGGCGAAGACATCAAGTTCGGAAACCCAAACATTCCGACCGCCGGATTTGAGCAGTTTGTCAAAACGCTGTGCAAGCTGATGGGCGGCGCAATCGAAATGCCTTGCGAGCTGTTGCTCAAAGAGTTCAACGCCAGCTATTCCGCCTCCCGTGCTGCCCTGCTGGAAGCGTGGGAGGGTTTCAAGATGCGGCGCACGTGGCTGGTGGATAGCTTCTGCCAGCCGGCATACGAGATTTGGCTGTCCGAGGCCGTAGCCCGTGGGCGAGTAATCGCTCCGGGCTTTTTTGATGACCCGCTGCTCCGTGCTGCATGGTGCGGTGCCCGCTGGATTGGCCCTGTGCAGGGCAGTCTTGACCCCGCCAAGGAAGTCAATGCAGCCATTCTCCAGACGCACCACGCCTTTAAGACCCACGAACAGGTCACCCTTGAGATGGGCGGCGGCGACTGGACCGAAAACGCCGAACAGCTGGCTCGTGAAAATGAGCTGCTGAAAGCAGCTGGCAGTGAGGGCGCAATCGAAACCACTGCCAGCATTACGACACAGGGAGGTAAGCAAAATGCCCAAACCGAATAACGCACCGCAGGTGAACATCCAGCGGCCTTGTTACGCAATGGCCAGCACTGACGGCCAGACCGCGGATATTACTATGTACGGCGAAATCGTGGAAACGCAGCCCATCGACTGGTGGACTGACGAACCGATTCCGGGACAGTACATCATCGAGAGCGAGTTCCTGTCGGACTTGCAGCAGGTCGAAAACTGCCCGCAGATCATCATCCGCATGGACAGTCTGGGCGGCGATGCGGGCGTTTCCATCCTGATCCACAACAGGCTGCGTGAACTGGCCGCCAAGGGCACGAAGCTGACCTGCATTGTGGACGGCGTGGCCATGTCTGGCGGCAGTCTTATCATGTGCGCCTGCGATACGGTAAAGGTGAATCCTTCCAGCCTTGTGATGATTCACAAGTGCTGGACTCCCATTCGAGGCGCGCTCAATGCTGACGAACTTCGCAAGGCCGCGGAAGCCAATGATGCATGGGATAAGAGCCAAGTCGCCATCTACAAGCGGAAGACTGGCCTGTCTGAAACCGTGCTGCTGCACATGATGGGCGACACCACCTATATGACGGGCAAGGAGGCCATCGAAAAAGGCTTTGCCAATGAGCTGCTGGACGATGCCGAGCCCGTGGCAATTTCCGCAAGCGCAGACCGCCAGACCATCTACGCAAAGGGCCACGCCCTGCGCCTGATGCCCGGCGTAAAGCTGCCCGACAACATCCCTATGGCTAAAGCGGCTGCACCTGCTGCCGCTGCTGCAAATACACCGGCGGCACCCGCCGCCCAGTCCAACGAAGGAGGACAATCCACTATGGCAAACAATGCAAATCCCACCACTGCAACCCCCGCAGCGGAAAACCCGCAGGCCGCAGTTGACGCAGCCGTGAGCGCGGAGCGCAACCGTCTGGCCGAAATCGATTCGGTGGCAAGCCTGTTTGACCCCGCTCTGGTGCAGGAGGCTAAGTACGGCGAGACCGCTTGCGATGCTCGCGAGCTGGCATTCCGCGCCGCCAAGGCTGCTGCTGCGCAGGGTCACGAGTTCCTGAAGAATCTGGCAGCGGACAACGCAGCATCTGGTGCACAGAACGTGGAGGCTGTTCCGGGCGCGTCTGCATCTGGCAGCCCGGAATCTCTGCCCGATGCAAAGGGCAATGTGCCCAAGACGCAGGCCGAGCTCATGGCTGCTGCCGACGCAGCCGTCGGCGAACTGCTCGACGATGACAAGAAGTGAGGAGGAACACTACTATGAGCGAACTGAGCAAATCTCTCGGCACCATGGAATTTGATGGCCTGATTGCCGACATCAACCCCAAGCTGGCCGTCAGCGGCGGCACCATCCGCAAGCTGTCCAAGGCCGATACCATCAAGCGCGGCACCGTTCTGGCTAAGTCCGGCGGCACTGCTGGCGATAACAAGCTGGTCGTGCTGGGCACCGCTGCTGCCAGCAATGAGGTGCTTACCGCTTACTGCATCCTGTGTGATGACGTGGCCGTTGGTACCACTGACGATGTGATTGCCCCGGTGTACCTGATGGGCTGCTTCAACTCCAACAAGGTTACCGTGGCCGACAGCTACACCATGACCGAGGCCGACAAGGATGCCCTGCGCAACGGTGGCATCGTCTTCAAGGCTGCTGCACCTGCACTGTGAGGAGGATACAACAATGCCTGCTGAACTGAATTTCTTCGATACCTATACCCTGATGGCCGTGCAGAAACGCATCGTGCCCAAGCAGACTTTTTTCCGTGACCGCTACTTTCCCACGGAGGAGGGCGACATCTTCAGCTCCAACAAGGTGCTGACCGAGTACATGGACGGCGACCGCAAGATGGCAGCCTTTGTGTCGCCTCGTGTCGGCGCAATCCCGATGGAGCGCATGGGCTACGAGATCCACGAGTTTGAGCCTGCGTCCATCGGTGTGAGCCGTCCTCTGACCTCTGATGACCTGACGAAGCGTGGCTTCGGTGAGGCCATCTATGCCAACAGCACCCCTGCCCAGCGTGCCGCAAAACTGGTCCAGAACGATCTGGCTGACATGGATGGCCGTATCATCCGCACCGAGGAGTGGATGTGCGCACAGACCATGCTGGACAACGGATGCGTCATGCAGGAGATGCTCGACAACGTGACCAAGGGCGAGGCAAAGGTCGTGAATTTCTACAATCCCGGCCACGAGAACGACCACATCTACACTGCCGCCCACAAGTGGAACGAGGAAGGTGGCAATTTCTTTGGCGACGTTCCGGCTATGTGCCGGCTGCTGTCCAAGCGCGGTCTGCGCGCTGCCGATCTGCTGCTGGGTGCTGATGTTTATGACGCAGTGATGAATCTCGAAAAGGTTCAGCGTCTGCTGGATAAGAATTCCGGCATCATCATCGGCCAGATTGAGCAGCAGCTGAGCGCATACGACGGTGTTGTCTACGGTGGCACCCTCAACTTCCGCGGCTACAAGTTGAATCTGATTTCTGTTGATGAAACCTATGTGGATTCCACCGACAAGGAGCAGAGTTACTTCCCCAAGACCGATGCCGTGATTACGGCTCCCGGCTGCGGCCATCTGATGTATGGTGCTATCACTCAGATCAACTACGGCGACACCATCCAGTCCACCATTTCTGGCCGCCGTGTTCCGAAGTTCAGCATCGATCAGGAAAACGACACTCGCAAGACCGCTCTGAAGTCTCGTCCTCTGGCTGCACCCAAGAACTACATTCCGTGGATTCGCGCCAAGAACATGGTCGGCTAAGTCCGACCTGAAAGGAGTACACCGATGATTGTTGAAATTCTTTGCGGTGGCTACGGCTGCCCCACCAAGACTGGCGTTCACACTGTTGCGCATGGCGAGCGGTGCGAGGTCAGCGATGCCGAAGCAGCCCGCCTTATCGGGCTGGGTGTGGCGAAATGCGCGTTTTCTGCGCCCGTTGCCCCGGAAACCGCCCCTGCGGACGTTCCGGCAACTGCGGAAGGTAACGACACCCCCGCAGCCGAAGCCTCGCAGAACGGCTCTGAGGCGGCACACCTCGACCCCGACCAGCTGCACGACATGACTGTTGCCAATCTGAAAAAGCTGGCCGCAGATATGGGCATCGACACCAAGCAGCTCAAGACAAAGGACGCACTCATTCAGGCTATCTGCGCCGAGGACGTTGTGCCCGGTGACGAGTGCACCGATGGCCCTGAACTGGCAGCTGCGATGCCCACGGCGTGAGTGCCTTTAAAGACGCTGTGCAGGAAGACCTGAACAGCGTCTTTCTGAATCTGGATGAGTTCGCCGAAACGCACACGGTCTACTATGATGGAGAGGAATACCCTGACGTTCCTCTGGTTCTGACAGGCCTCTCTGAAAAGGAACGTGTACGCCAGGCCATCAGCGACCATGCGCAGGGCCTGTACCGGGTCAGCCGGGTGCTGCACTGCGATATTGCGGCCCTCGGCGGAAAGCAGCCTGAGAAGGATTGCAAGCTGGGCATTGACGAGGATGGATTCGTCCGAAACTACTATGTGGCATCCTCTGTCTGCGAGATGGGGATGCTGCGGGTGGAACTGGAGGCGATTGACGAATGAGTGATGTGACAACGGACACCATGATGCACAGCGTAGCTGCTGGCATCACCGTTGACATTGCAGAGGAAGGATTTGACCGGGTGTCTGCCCTCCTCGCCGGAATTCCCGGAGGTGCCAATCGTGCTGTAGGATCTGCGCTGGCTCGCGCCGCTGCCGCCGGAAAAACGGTGGCGAAACGGGCAGTCACGCAGGAGTATGCCATCAGCAGCAGCGAATTTTCCAACCGCACAAAGAATATCAACAACATCCAGCGGGGCAGCAATGGCGAGGTTTCTATCAACTTCGGCTACCGTGGCAGCGTCATCCCCCTTAGAGTTTTCGATACCAAGGTGGACCGCAGCGGCCGCGTGGTAACTCGCGTGAAGAAATCCGGCGCAAGACAGGCACTGGACCATGCTTTTGAGGCGAAGATGGGCTCTCACTATGGCATCTATGAGAGGCAGGGAGAAAAACGGTTCCCGGTCAAGGAATTGTTTGGTCCTGCCACCCCGCAGATGATGTACTCCAACGAGAATGTCATGGACTCCATCGAGGAGAAAATGGCATCTACTTACGAGGAGCGCATTGAGCATGAAATCACGCGAATTTTGAACGGATGGGGTGTCTGATATGACCAGTGTTGTTTTGCTTGAGCAGCTGAAAGCGTTTACCGAGAAAATCATGGCCGATATGATTTTCCCGGTGGCTATGCAGCAGGGCGATACCGAACAGGCCTACCGTGCCCCGGAAGTCTACCTGATGCGGCTGCCCGACAGCCGTTCAGCCAAGAAGAAAGCTCCGTACATCATCCATCGGGTCATTCCGCTGGAAACGGAGCAGCAGCCTGGCAGCGAGGAGCGCACGGTGGTTTCTGTGCGCTCTATCTTTTGCTGCTACAACCCGGATGAACAGGAGGGCGACCTCGCTCTCCTGTCCATGATGGAGCGGTTTCGCGTGGAATTGCTCAAAGTCCGCAAGGTAGGCGGCACTGGCACCGATGGAAAGCGTCGGTATCAGTTTGCGCTTGACCTGTCTCCCGGTCATAAGCTGGAAAGCGTTCCTTACGACGAGGAAACCAAACCGTATTACGCCGGAGAGATGATTACCTACTGGAAGCTGCCGACCGTGCAGCAAACGGAGGACATTAAATTATGGCGGTAAAAAAGACCGCGGCGGAACAGCCCGCCGAAACCACCGTGAACGCCGAGCCTGCGCAGAGCAAGCCCGGCGTTTCCATTTACGTTGGTCCGTCCATTCTGGGCTATATCCAGAAAAATACGATTTACCCCTGCGCTGCTGCGGAGGCGGTGAATCGTGACGATGTGAAAATCGCCACCGAGAAATATCCCGGCGTGGCCGACTTCATCATCGATGTGGCCGAACTGAACACCACGCCTGAAAAGGCAAAAGCACGCGGCGAGGCCATCCTTGCGTATGCCCGGATGCTCGCCAAATCCAAGTAAGGAGGATTACATACTATGGCAGATCATGGTATTAACGTCAGCCGCACCGACACCGCCGTGGCGACCCCGAACGCCGCAACCTGCGGCATTCCCTTTGTCATCGGCACTGCACCGCTGTCCAAGGCAACCGGCACCGCCGCAACCGCTGGCACCCCGGTGCTCTGCACGAGCTATACCGAAGCGGAGGAACAGCTGGGCTATGACAACGACTGGAAAAAGTTCACCGTTTGCGAGGTGATGTACTATCACTTCGATCTGTGCGCTTGCCAGCCGGTCGTTTTCCTGCCGCTCGCGGAAAACGCTGAGGCCGAGGCTGTGGCAGCTGCTGTTGAGCAGGTTGAGGCTTGCCTGACTATGTTCGGCATTGTGCCTGACCTGATTATGGCACCCGGCTTCTCCAAGGAGGCTACCGTTGCTGCTGCGCTGGCTGCGAAGTCGGGCTCCATCAACGGTATGTTCTCTGGCAAGGCTCTGGTGGACATTTCTGCAAAGACCTATACTGCCGCAGTGCAGGCCAAGAACGCTGGTACTTACGACCAGAAGTCCATTCTGTGCTGGCCTAACGGCACTCTGGGCGAAAAGAAGTTCCACGGCTCTACCATCATGGCGGGCTGCCTCGCAGAGACCGACACCAAAAATGGCGGCATCCCCTACGAGAGCCCTTCCAACAAGACCGTCCACATCGACGGTCTGTGCGACGATGACGGCGCAGCTATCAACCTGACCTACAATCAGGCAAACGTGGTCGATGCCGCTGGCATCTGCACGTTCCTGAACTTCATGGGCAGCTGGACCGCATGGGGCAACCACACTGGCTGCTACCCCAAGTCCACTGATGTGAAGGACTACTTCATCCCCATCAGCCGGATGTTCGACTATGTTTCCAATACGCTCATCAAGACTTTCTGGTCTAAGCTGGACAAGCCGATGAACCGCCGCCTGATTGACGCTATTTTGGACAGCGCAAACGTTTGGCTGAATGGTCTAGTTGGCGCAGGCTACCTGCTGGGCGCCCGCGTGGAGATGCTGGAAAGCGAGAACCCCCTGACCAGCCTGATGGCGGGTAAAATCAAGCTGCACGTCTACATGACCCCGCCCTCTCCGGCGCAGGAAATTGACTTCGTGCTGGAGTATGACGCTGACTATGTGACCAGCGCGCTCCAGTCCTAAAGAGGAGGTACTACTATGGCAATCGATCAGAGCATTATCAATTTTGCTGTCTACGAAGACAGCATTGAGTATGCGGGAATGGCAAAAGCTACACTGCCTGATGTGACTTTTCTGACGCAGTCTATCTCCGGCGCAGGCATCGGCGGCAACATTGATGCCGTTATTTTGGGTCATCTCGAAGCAATGACCCTTGGTCTGGAATTTCGCACCACTACGGCACAGTCCATCAAGCTGTCCGAGATTCGCCGCCACCAGATTGATCTGCGTGTTCCTGTTCAGTATGAGGATCCCATCAATGGCACTATTGATGCTCGTTCTGAAAAGCACGTTCTTGTCGTTATTCCGAAGTCCACCAAGGGCGGCACTATCGCTCCGGCGACTCCCGCCAACGGCTCCGGCGAGTACGCTGTCCGCTACTGGGCAACTTATCTCGATGGCAAGAAGGTGCGTGAACTGGACCCGCTGAACTTCATTTGCTACATCAACGGCACGGATTATCTGGCAGCTGTCCGCAAGGCGTTGGGCAAGTAATCAGAGCCAATCGTTATGCCGGGGCTGCATTTTGCGGCTCCGGCCTATTTTTTAACTGCGAAAGGAGCAGCCGCTATGAACACCACCATCAGCGATAAGGAGTACGATGCAGCCATCGCCGCTGCGAACAAAGCTGCCACCGACCCTTATGTGTACGTCCACAAGCTTATTCAGCCGTTTGAGTACGAGGGCAAGAAGTACGACACCCTGACGTTTGACTTCGGCAAGCTGACTGGCAATGATTCGCTTGCAATCGAGGCCGAGATGTCCGCTCTGCGCCAGCCGGTTATCGTGCCGAGCATGAGTGCGGGCTATCTGATTCGGATGGCCTGCCGGGCGTGTACGCAGCCCATCGGCGTTGACGTTATCGGCGCAATGAGCATTCGGGATTACAACGCCATCCGCACCAAAGCAAGAAATTTTTTGATGCTGTCGGATGTGTAACTGATGATGGTGGAGAGTGGCTGCGGCGGCAAGCCCTTCTGATGGCGCAGGGCAACAACACCCCTGCACCATACTGGCTTGCAATGCCTCTGTATCAACTGCTGCAATGGATTGATACCAACAATGCCATTGTTGCCGAGCGCGAAAAGGCGAGAAAGGCGAAGTAGTGGCTCGAAAAGAATGGGAGTTGCTGTTCAACCTGTCCGCCAAACAGAACAGCAACTTCTCCAGCACCTTCAAGGCTGCACAGTCTGCCCTTGCGGAAACACAGAACAGAATCCAGCAGCTGAACAAGGTACAGTCCGACATAACTGCGTACCAGAAGCAGCAGCAGGCCGTTGACTCCACCAAGCAGCGGCTGGCCGTCTTGCAGCAGCAGTACGATAACATCCAGAAAGAGATTCAGGAGACCGAGGGCTATTCCTCTGCGCTGGAAAACAAGCTGATTTCCAAGCAGGCGCAGATCGACAAGACCACGACCTCCCTGCACACCTATGAGCAGCGTCTGGCTGCCACCGGGACCACCCTGCGGGAAGCTGGTGTGGACACTACACAGCTGACAGCAGAAACCACTCGGCTGGAAACCGAGGTCGATAAGCTGAAAGACCAGCAGGTTGACCTCAAAAAGACCATGGACGAGGCCGGAGAGGGCGCAAAGGGCTTCGGCGAGAAATCTGTCGAAGCCCTCGATGCCGTTGAATCTGTGCTTGCCACGGCTGGCATCGCAAAAGCCCTCGGCGAAATCAAAGACGCATACATGGACTGCATCAACACCGCAGGTGATTTTGAGGCATCCATGAGCAACGTCGAAGCCCTGTCCGGCGCATCCGGCGATGAACTGGAAGCCCTGTCCGACAAAGCCAAGGAGATGGGCGCAAGCACAAAGTTCACCGCCGGTGAATCTGCGGACGCTTTGTCTTACATGGCTCTGGCAGGCTGGAACACCCAGTCTATGCTGGAGGGCATCAGCCCGGTGCTGAATCTGGCTGCTGCCGCCAATATGGACTTGGCACAGGCGTCTGATATTGTTACCGACTATCTAACCGCCTTTGGTCTGAAAGCCTCTGACACCACGCACTTTGTCGATGTGATGGCCTACGCCATGGCTCACTCCAACACGGACGTGATCCAGCTGGGCGAGGCGTACAAGGCGTGCGCATCTACCGCCACCTCCCTCGGCTACTCTGTCGAGGAAACCACCGCAGTTCTGGCTACCATGGCCAATGCCGGTGTTAAGGGTGGCGAGGCTGGCACAGCCCTGAACGCCATCTTCACCCGCCTTGCCACCAACACAAAAAAGTGCGGTGACGAGCTGGCGAGCTACGGCGTGAACATCTACGATGCACAGGGCAATATGCAGTCCCTGTCTAGCATCCTTACCGGGATTGCCGGGGTCTGGGGCGACCTGACCGACCAAGAGCAGGCAAACCTTGCCAAGACCATCGCTGGCACGACACAGTATTCCAAGCTGCAAACCATCATGGCCGGGTGCAGCGAAGCAGCAGCCGAGGGCGGGCAGTCGTTCTCCGACTACACCGCCGCCCTGAACGACTGCGCCGGGTCTGCCGACAAAATGGCCGGCACCATGCTGGACAACATGAACGGCAGATTGGTTCTGATGCAGTCCGCCGCTGACGGCCTGAAAATCGCCATCGGCGAGGATTTGACCCCGACTTTGTCCAAGCTGTACGATGTCGGCGCTAAAGTGCTGGGATGGATGCAGGGATTCGTTGAGGAACATCCCGGTGCAGTCAAAGCGATTGCAGCCGGGACTGTTGCTCTTGGAGGATTCCTTGGCGTTATGACTGCTGCATCTGCGGCAATAAAAATTGGCAGCGCAGCTATGGGCCTGTTCTCTGCATCCCTTGGAGTGACGGCTCCTGTTCTTGCGGGCGTTGTCATTGCAGGAACGGCTCTCGCTGCCGTAATCGGTGGAATTTCCGGCGCAGCAGACGATGGTGTCCCGCATGTGCGAGAACTGACCAGCGCAGCCCGCGATATGGGCAGTAGCATGGACGAGGTCAGCGACACCTACCATTCCACGCTGTCCAACATGGAAGCCACTGCCAGTGTCGCGGACCAGTACATCAGCAAGTTGGAGGCCATCGAAGCTGCCACCAACGGCAATACTGCCGGGAACGCTGAGTATCACGATACCCTTGCCCGTCTGTCTGCGCTGGTGCCCAGTCTGGCTGATGATATTGACCTTGAAACGGATTCCATCAAGGGCGGCACAGAAGCTCTGCGCCAGCACGCGAATGCTTATGCGGACGATGTAAAAGCGCAGGCTCGGCAAGAGTACCTGAACGGAATCTACGAGCAGTACAACGATGTGCTGGTCGAAAGTGCGGCGAATGAAGCGAAGCTGGCTGCTGCACAGGCAAAGGTCGAAAAAACCAATGCCGGCATGGACGCAACCTACAGCAAGTTGCTTTCCACGCTCGGCATGACGGACGAACAATTCAAGTCCACTTATGGCACAGTTCAGGATATTCCTTGGCGTTCCATGGGCGAGGATGTGCAGCAGCTGCGCACCGAGTACATGGGCTACTCGGAAGACCTCGCCACTGCCCAGCATGAAGTCGAAAACTACACCGAGGCTGTGGAGAAGGATCAAGAGGCCATCGATGCAGCTGAGGCCGAGTATCAAGAAGCCAAGGATGCAGTCGATTCCCTGAACGCAGCGCAGCAGGATGCCGCCAACAGCGCAAACGATGTGGCTGCACAGGAGCAGGCCGTCACCGATGTTATCAACAGTGCCGAGGCGGAGATTCAGGAACTCGTTTCGGCATACACGGACGCTTACAATGCGGCCTATGACAGCATCAGTAAGCAGTACGACCTGTGGGATACCGCTGAGAAGGTCGTCGCCACCTCTGCATCCAGCATCAACTCCGCGCTGGAAAGCCAGATCACCTACTGGGACAACTACAACCAGAACCTCGAAAGCCTAACCGAACGCGCTGCCGATATTGACGGTTTGAGCGACGTTATCGCCAGCTTCGCCGATGGCAGCAAGGATTCTGTGAACGCTATCGCCGGCATGGCTGCTGCATCAGATTCCGACCTCGCAAAGATGGTCGAGAATTACCGCTCCTTGCAGGAGGCGCAGAAAACCACCAGCGAGAGCATGGCCGACCTCGAAACCGGCATGAGCAATGCCATGGACGAGATCGCGCAGAACGTAGCCGACAGTGTGGCCGACATGGACTTGAACGACGAGGCCATGAAGAGCGCACAGTCCACCGTTCAGGGCTTTATCGATGGCGCAGAGGGCATGATGCCTCGTGTCAAGGAGGCATACGAAAAGGTGGCGAACGCTGCCTCTGATGCGCTGGCCGGAGCGAATAAGCGTTACAATATCGACCAGAAGAACGGAAACATCCCCGGTTATGCAGTCGGTACGGAATCTGCCGCGCCGGGCTTTGCCATTGTTGGTGAGAACGGCCCGGAGCTGGTCTACTTCAACGGCGGCGAAACCGTGCTGACTGCGCCGGAAACCCGCGCAGCATTCAACGAGGCGCGGCAACTGGAACAAATCACCAGCACAAATACTATCGACCTGTCTGCTGCCTGGGATGCCATCCGTGAGGAGCAGGAAGCCCAGACTCTGCGTGAAGAGTACAACCGATATGTAGAAACCGTCAATGGCAGCGGTTCGGTCTACTTCAACGGCGGCGAAACTCGCTCCGTTACGGAAGTGCAGCTGCCGAGCGGCTCTGCATCTGGCAGCTCTAACGCCAGCAGCGCGGCTCCTATCACCGTTTCGCCCGTCTACCACATCAGCGGTATATCTGATACTGACCAGCTGCACAGCATCCTGAACGAGAACAACGAGGAGTTGAGGGACATTGTGCTGTCCATCGTGAAAGATGCCAATGACGATGATTTCAGGAGGGGTTACGCATGAGCAAAACCTATACGACCGTGCAGGGTGACCGCTGGGAGAAGATTGCATTCTCCCAGTTGGGCAGCTGCGCCCTTGCGCCCCGTCTGATGGAGGCAAACTCGCAATATCTCGGCTACTTTGTTTTTCCGGCCGGAATCGTTTTGACGCTCCCGGACATTGAGACAAAGACCAGCTCGACCTTGCCGCCGTGGAAGAAGGTGGTCACATGAGTGATGAAAACACCGCCAGACACGCCGAATGTACTGTCGAGTTCAACGGAACTGATATCACCAGCAGCATTATGCCATACCTGCTCTCGCTGTCGTTCATCGACAACGAGGAGGATGCCTCCGACGACTTGCAAATCAAACTGCAAGATCGTGATGGTATCTGGATGGAGAGCTGGCTCCAGAAGATGATAGACGGCGATGTATCGGCTGCATCTTCCGACGGCTATAAGGTCGGCGATGTGGTGCAGTTCCTTGGCGGTCCGCACTATAAGGCATCCACGAACAAAAAGGCAAATGGAAATCCCAAGGCTGGACCTGCCAAGATCACCATCATCAAACAGGGTGCGCTGCATCCATACCACGTCATCCACACCGATGGCACATCCCGTGTCTACGGCTGGGTGGATGCCAGTGAGATCTCCGGCAAATCTGGCGGCAGTTCTTCTGGTTCATCCTCTGGCAGCGGAGAAGGAAGCCTGAAAATCCGAGCTACCATCACCGCCTGCAACTGGCACTCCGATGGCAAGGACGAAGCCCTCGACTGCGGCGTGTTTGAGTTTGACGGCGTGGTGGCCACCGGGCCGCCCAGTGTCATCACCATCAAGGCCGTGGGCTTACCGTACACGAGCCAGATTCGGCAGACAAAGCAGAGCAAGGGCTGGGAAAAGTACAAGCTCTCCGGCATTGCCAACGAAATGGCGCAGAAGAACGGTATGAAGTCCCAGTTCCTTGCGAAGAAAGACCCGGAGTATAAACGTGTCGAGCAGTACCGCTGCTCTGACATCGACTTCTTGCAGCAGCTTTGCCATGATGCAGGGCTGTCGCTGAAATGCACCGATGGCAAAATCGTCATCTTTGACCAACAGGAGTACGAGGGCAAGGACGCTGTGTGGACTACCGTGCTGGACGACAAAAGCTATATCAAGTATGGTCATTCGCTCGGTCGGGCTGGAACACAGTATGCGTCATGCCGGGTATCTTACGTTGGGCCTGATGGCAAGGCTATCGAGGGCATTGCCTACGTTAAGGACTACGATGCCAAGAGCAAGACCAATCAGCAGCTGGAAGTCTACGCCCCGGTCACGAGCAAGACAGAGGCGAAAGAACTGGCTGCAAAGAAACTCCGGCTCTACAACAAGTATGAGCGTCAGATGAGTTTTACCTATCCGGGCGACCCCGGCAAGGTGGCTGGCCTGACGTTCAATGCGGAGGGCTTCGGTCCGTGGTCCGGGAAGTACATCGTGAAGCAGTCTAAGCACACAGTATCTGGCTCTGGTGGGTACACCACGCAAGTCATTGGCCGTCATACGCTGGGAGGTTACTGATGAACATGAACGTCGATGTTCGCATCGGAAAAGTTACCGATGTGAACAAGAAAAAACGCCTTGTGCGCGTGAAGTTCGAGGACACCGGGATTACATCTGGCTGGCTGCCTGTGATGCAGCACTACAAGGCTATCGTATACACCGAGGAGGCGGGGCTGCACGATCACCAGTTTACGCACCCGGCTCCGTATCCACTGAAAATCCTCAACACCCAGAACGGCACCCGCCAGATTTGGGATGAGGAGGAAAAGGTCACGGGCGCGGACAACTCCACAAACCACCAGCATAAATCCCATGTGGTGTGGTGGGTGCCCGCCATTGATGACATCGTGATCTGCCTGTACCTGCCGTGCTTCAACGCTGACGGCTTTGTGCTGGGAGGGATTTATCCGTGATTGTTGGATGCCTTGGAGGCATTATCTTTGCCGTGTTCGATGGCTACGTCAAAACCATCAAGGACATGGCGCAGAGCGTGTCTGCCAGATACACCACCCACCAACGTGCCGGAGGCAAGGCTCTGGCCGAGTTTACGGGCACGGATGCCGACACCATCACGTTCGATATTGAACTTTCGGCGTACCTTGGCGTGGCTCCAAGCGAGCAGCGCGAGATCCTGAAGGGGTATGTCGATAATCACACGACGCTGCCGTTCGTCCTCGGCAACGAAGTCTTCGGCAGCTATCGGTGGGTCATCAAATCCGTGAAATTCAAGACCAAGTACACAGACGCTTTCGGTGTTCCGACATGGATTACTGCGAGCGTCACTTTACTGGAATATCCGAGAGAGTGAGGCGATTTTATGAGCAATTATCTGGTGTCGGCAAATGACCTGACCGCCATTTCCCTCGGCGAGCAGGATACCGTGGCCAGCGTTCTGCAGAACATCGCCGTCATCCTATCCACGCCGAAAGGCACCGTGCCGGGCTACCGGGAGTTTGGCATCGACATCTCGGATATTCTTGACCGCCCGGAAAACGTGGCGCAGCCTATGCTCTGCGCCGCCATCAAGGAAGCCATCGAACGGTTCGAGCCGAGAGCCACCTATATGGGGACTACGTTCAAATCCTCCAAGGACAACCCCGGAACGATGCTTCCCGTTGTGGAGGTGAGCATCAATGCGTAGTACCGCAGACCACCAGTTCATCAGCACCGACGTTGACGAACTGGATGCGCTGCTCTGTGCGGGGTATGAGCAGTTTTTTGGCACATCCGTGCGCCCCGGCAGCCCGGAACGGCTGTTCATTTCGTGGATTGAGGACGCGATAATCTACGAGCGTGCCCTCAACAATCGCGCTTACAACCAGAATCTGCCCAGCCGGGCGGATGGCGAGAATCTGGATGCGCTGGCGGAGCTGTTCTACTTGCAGCAGCGTCCGCAGCCCACCGCAGCAACCTGCACCATGCGTTTCAACATCAGCGAGGCGCGGCAGAGTGCAATCCTCATCCCGTCCGGCACTCGCGTCACGGACGCAAACGCCTCGCTGTATTGGGCAACCACGGCAGATGAATATGTGCCTATCGGTTCGACCTATACGGACGTTACGGTGGTATGCCAAACCTCCGGCACTATCGGGAACGACTTTGCAGTCGGCGACATCAACACCATTGTTGATGTGTACGACTACTATTCTGGCTGCTCCAACATCACGGCCAGCGCAAACGGCAGCGATGCCCCGGACGATGACGAGTTCTACCAGCTTCTGCTTGATAGTCAGGCAGCGTGGTCCAGCGCAGGGCCTGTTGGCAGCTACAAGTATTTCGCGAAGAGCGTGTCTGCCAAAATCGCCGATGTGGTGGCGAACAGCCCAAGCCCCGGCACCGTCTGCCTGTATGCCGTCATGGATGATGGCAATATCGCAGGAGAGGAAACCAAAAAGGCCATGGTCGAGGTCTGTTCGGCTGATGAGGTCCGGCCGTTGACCGACCGTGTCATCTCTGGCGACCCCGATGTTGTAACCTACAATATCAACCTGACCTACTATCTGACCCGTGATGGCGACATTTCCGCTACCGATGCACAGACACGAGTAAACGAGGCTGTGCAGCAGTACATCAAATGGCAGTCCGGCAAGATGGGCCGGGATATCAACCCCGACAAGCTGCGGTATCTGCTGCTGGAAGTCGGCATCAAGCGTGTGGATCTCAAACAGCCGGCATTCACTCCGCTGGAAGACGGAAAACCGTCCGTTGACCTCACCTCGGACAAGGTGCCGCAGGTAGCCAAGGTGGGCACGGTCACCGTGCAGAGCGGAGGGTATGAGGATGAGTAACTACACCATGACCGCCGAGCAGATGATGGATGGCTTTCCGCTTGCCCTCCAGAAAGACCCTAAAATGGTCGCTCTGGCTCATTCCATCGCCAACGTGCTGGAAATGCGGCTCGATGAAGTCACCCTCGGCCAAATCTACACCCGCATCGATGAACTGCCGGAAGACCTGCTGGATATTCTAGCGAAAGACTTCGCCGTAGACTGGTACGACCACGACTACGACCTCGCTGCAAAGCGGCGCACCATCAAGTCCGCGCCCTACATCCATCGTCACCGGGGAACCGCCGGGGCTGTGCTGCGGGGCATCCGGGCTATCTATCCCGGTTCCCGGCTGGAGGAATGGTGGCAGTATGGCGGCGAGCCGTACCACTTCCGGGTCATGCTGGACATGAGCGGCTCCGATGCGTCCTACGTCAGCACCGAACGTGTGCTGTGGGCCATCGGTTACTACAAGAGCCTGCGGTCGCACAACGATGGTGTGTACTACCAGAGCACGTTCGGCATCGAGATCGTGACCAGCAGCGGCTACATCGTGTATGCGGTGCGGCGATGCGGCACATTCCCCAAAACTGCCACACAGGGCGGCATCTCCGCTGGGAACATCATCATCGTTACGGACGAGTTCGGCGGCAGCTACGCTCACCCCCGCACCGGGCAGCTCGACGCTGGCACGTTCCCGACCACAGCCACACAGGGCCACACTGTCGCCTCGGAAATCGAGGTTTTGACGGTGGACAATGGTGGAGCCTATGCACCGGAGAAACTGGCTGGAACCTACCCGGAGACGGCCACGCAGGGCTTCGATGATGCGGGGTATGTTGTTGTGCAGACCGCAGACGGCAGCAGCACATACGCGGCCCCGGCATCCGGCGACCTGACAGCCGGTCTGCATCCGGCAACCGCCACATCCGGCGGTACATCAGGCGGAGGGCTTGTTGCCGAGGAATCCGGCCTCGGCGTTTCCTACATCGCAAAGGTGTGCGGCAGCGCACCGGGAATAAATTTTTAAGGAGGTAGCAGCATGATTGATTCGGCTGGCTTCGCAGACCTGCGGGGCTATCTCAAACGGCGCATTGCCTGTGCGCGTTTCCGTGTCGGCTCGACCTACTACACCGTTCCGCTTTCCGGCATCGACATTCTGGCTGATGGTACTGTCCGCGCCAGAGTGTCCATCACCGGGCTGGGCGAGATTACGGTGAACCGTGTGGAACTGCTCAACTCGGACAATCAGGTCTGGGCGCACGAGGACGTAAACATCAAAATCTCGACAGGTCAGACTGGTATCCTGTACTGGTTTGACTTCACGTTCACCGAGAAAAAGAAGGAGGAGTGACCGTGTATCATAAAACTGATTGGCGTGACCATGTTACGGACAAGCCCGGTCTGTACATCATCACCGACAATAAAGACGGAACATGGACCATTACCCCTGCTGGCAAGGTGATGCAGCAGGGCACCCCGCAGGATCAGGAGCACTTCAACAACATCGAAAACGGTGTATGGGATATTTACGCCGCTCTCGGCATGATGTTCAATACCGTTCGGCAGCAGGGCTGGCAGCTGAACGAAACTGTGGCCACTGTCGATAACTCGTGGCAGATCGTGTCCGGCAGCGTTGACCTGACCAACGCCCGCACCTATCCCTGTAACAACTCCAAAAAGAGCGTGTCGCTGGGCAAGAACATGGGCAGCACCAGCTATCTGGTTATGACCGAACTGGTCAAATCCGATGGCCCTGTCGGGGATATTGAGGTCAGCGAGAAGCTGGTCAACGGCTTCAAGCTGGCCTACAACGGCTCCGCAAAGTCTGCCACCATCAAATACATCGCAATCGGAGGTACTCTGAAATGACCGTTATCGAAAAAAATTCCGGCACCAAGATTCCCTACGAGGTCGTCAAGAACAAAATCTGCTTTGATGATGACCTGACCATCAACCTCGCCAAGCGCGAGGACGACCGTGACGTTCACATCGATGTGTGCTACGACAGCTATGGCGAGCTGGTCATCGGCGCAGCTGCCGGCCGCAGTTATGTGGCAGAAATCGATATCCCCGCCCGCCGGTACACCCAGCCGGAGCCCATTGAGGAAGTGGCCGCAGACGGCGAGGAGAACGCCGAGGGCGGCGCCCGCATGGGCAACAGCACCCCGGCGAAGCCGATTCCGTTCTCCATGGACAATGTGACTCTGACCCTGTGGGCCATCGACTGATAGGAGGTAACTACTATGGCTGCAAATTTTGACCTGACTAATCTGGCCGTGACTGGCCTCGCACCCGGCAACGAACTGCTCTATGATAACGCTGGTATGCCCAGCATCATGGTGAAGATCCCGAAGATGACCTACAAGCAGCTGGGCATGGGCGAAAGCACCGCCGTGCACCCTGCGTTTATCGTCAACGGCACCGAGGTAGACGCTATCTACATTTCCAAGTACCTGAACATCGTGCAGGATGGTCGTGCCTATTCCATCGGCGGTGTTGACCCTGCTGCTGGCATGAACTTTGATCAGGCTCGCCAGTATTGCGAGGCAAAGGGCGAGGGCTGGCACTGCATGACCCGCATCGAATGGGGGCTGATTCTGCGCTGGTGCATCGCCAACGGTTTTCTGCCCAAGGGCAACACCAGTTTTGGCAAGCACCCCAGCGAGAACGTCTACAAAGCCATTCCGACCTACAAGGATGGTGACAAAGGTACTGGTCGCACTGCCACTGGCACTGGTCCTCTGACTTGGTATCACGACCAGACCCCGTCTGGTATTGCTGACCTCACCGGCAATATCTGGGAGTGGTCTGGCGGCGTTCGCATGGTATACGGCGAGCTGCAGATTCTGGCCAATAACAATGGTGCGGATTCTGCACACAGCCAGTCTGCGACCTCTGCAGAGTGGAAAGCCATCAACGCTGCGGACGGCACTCTGATTACCCCTAACGGCAGCGGCACCACTTCCGGTTCTGTTAAGGCTGACCATATCAACAACAAGCTGGTCTGGTCCACCAATATTACCGTCAAAAAGGACGAATCCGACTACGAAACCGAGGCGCAGATTGAGTGCGACAGCACCATCAAGGACGGCGCGAAGCTGTGGCTGTACAACCTCGGTTTCTTGGAGTATCCCGGCGATACGCTGGAAGATGGCAATGGCTGCTGGTTTAACAATGGCGCTGCCGAACGGTGCTTCTACTCCGGCGGCAACTGGGGCAACTCCTCTTACGGCCTCGCCTCGTTCGGCGGCGGCCACCCGCGTTCCAGCGCGGGGGCGTACTTGGGCTTCCGCTCCGCTTTTGTGAAACTGCCCACTGCCTGACTGTGACCTGTTTGCTGTGCGATAGCACAGCACGTTCCCTCGACCCCGCGAAGCGGGGTCGTTTATAAAATTGATTTTTTGCTTTTCGGTGGATTTTGCCGAAAACCGGAAGAATCCACCGAAAGGCAGATTTTCAATGCAAATCTTGTTATACTATCCCGCGTTCGGAGGAGGGTCTACCGCATGGCAGAAGAATTGAAACTTATGCAGAAAGTATACGACATGATGGAGTATGCTTATCCGGCTTTGGCCCAGTATCCGAAATCGGAAAAATTTGCGCTTTGCACGGATATAAAGCACTGCATGGATATCATGTTGGAGCGTACCATAGAGGCGCAGAAAAAGTATTACAAGAAGACTACCTTGCAGGAACTGGACGTTGAGATTATGAAGCTCCGCGCATATCTCCGGCTGTCCCATGAGTTAGGATTCCTGCCCATGAAGAAATACGAAGTCTGGTCTGGCATGGTGGTCGAAATCGGAAAGATGTTGGGCGGCTGGCTGAAAACCGTCAACGGTCAGCCGAAAAACATAGGGAATCGGCCGTAGCGTGCTTCTACTCCGGCGGCAACTGGAACAACTCCTCTTACGGCCTCGCCTCGTTCAACGGCAACAACCCGCGTTCCAACACGAGGGCGAACTTGGGCTTCCGCTCCGCTTTGCCTCATCGTCAGATACTGCAAGCTCATGGGCTTGCTCTCAGTACAGAGGGATAAAGGGGTCGATTCCCTTGGTTGCAATATGCAGCCTGAAAACACCAGTATTCTGGCCAGTGTTCCGGCGTGTTGGGCGCACGGCACTCGTCAGGGTGCGACCTCAGGAGGGATTTGTTGGAAAAATACAGACACGTTTTTGAACGTTTTGCAACGTTCGACAATATGTATGACGGTTATCTGAAAGCCCGCAAACACAAGCGGCAACAGGATTGCGTACTCCAGTACACAAATCCCCTTGAGGATAATTTGATAGATTCGGTGAATCGGCTCCAGTGGCATGAATACCACACCGGGCAGCTTCACCAGTTTTATGAATACTATCCGAAGCTGCGACTTATCAGCAGCTTGCCGTTTTACGATAGGGTTATCAACTGTGCAGCGCACAATGTCCTGTGGCCTATCTACCGCAAGTCGATGTATGAGTACAGTTTCGGCAGCATCGAGGAGAAAGGTCCTATCCGCGCATCGAGGACTGTTCAGCAGTGGATGCGAAGCTATGCCCGCAAGCCGGGTGACTGGTACATCGTCAAGATGGATATTGCCAAGTTTTTCTTCCGCATCCCGGTGGACATTCAGCTGCGGGAACTTTCCAAACCACTGGATGACCCGGACATGGTGTGGTTTCTGGAACAGGCTATCCGCTGCGATGGTCGGCCGCTGGGATTGCCCGTGTACTGCACGGACGTTACGACCGCCGAGCGGATCTCCGGCATCGGGATGCAAGTCGGCAGCCTCATTTCGCAGATGACCGCCAATGTGGTTATGACCCCAACGGACTACTACATCAAGCGGGAGCTGCAGGTGCCGGAACACGCTCGGTTCATGGATGACATGATGTGCATTGTCGATGGCAAAAAGGCGGCATGGGAAGTCGTGGGGTATGTCGATGACTACCTGCGTACCAATGTTGGTTTGCAGCTGAACGACAAAACAGCGGTTATCCCGCTTGGCAAACCTGTTGAATTTGTCGGGCGAAAAATCACCCCTGATAAAATCGAGCTGCGGCGGCAGACCTCTCTCGGCATGAAGAAACATCTTCGATATGTCAGAGAGGCCTACGGTCGTGGCGAGGTTCCACTTGAGTACGCCCTGAGCGTGATTCAGAGCTATCTGGGCTTGATGCAGGACTGCAACAACGATGCCCTGCGAAATCAGATTCTTGAGGACTACGTTCTGGTTCGCCACTCAGATATGCTGGATGCAGCAGAATAAAATCAAAAGGCAGCTTCACCCGCCGGGGTGTGGCTGCCTTTTTTGTGCAGGAGGACACAATGAGTATCCAAGAAATACTGACGGCGGGGGGCGGGACGCTGATAGTCCTCCTTACGCTGGTCCAGATCGCCCCCATCAAACTGAATCCGTGGTCGGCCATTGTCAAATGGATCGGGCACGCTCTTAACGCCGAGGTGTTGGAGAAGCAGCAGGAAACTCAAAAGAAGCTGGATGAACACATCCGGGTCGATGATGAGCGGAATGCGAACCTTCTTCGCACCCAGATTCTGCGCTTCAATGACGAACTGATTGACGATAAGCACCACACAAGGGAGCATTTTATCGAGACTTTGGCCATCATTGATGCCTATGAGGACTACTGCCGCAGCCACCCCAACTACAAAAACAACCGCTGCATCTGTGCGGTAGCGAATATCAAGCGGGTGTACAACGAGCGGCTTCAAAAGCACGACTTCTCTTAAAGGAGGTTTTCTACATGAGAGTCATCGTCTATCAGGCCAGCGACACATCTGCCCTGAGCAAGAACTTCACCCGCAAGGACTTCAAGTGCCCCTGCGGGTGTACTCGCCAGATGGTCGATTCGGAACTGGTCGAAAAACTTCAGGCCATCCGGGACAAGCTGGGCAAGGCCATCAAGGTGACCAGCGGATACCGCTGCATTACGCACAATGCCAGCAAAACCGTTGGCGGAAGCCCAAATTCCAAGCACCGCTATGGTATGGCGGCAGACTGGCGCATGGTGGACCGCAGCATCAATCCTGTGGCCTTGGGCATCATCGCCGCCCAGTATTTCAAGGCGGTGGGCATCTACTGGTATGACGGCTGCGCCATCGTACACACCGATACCCGCGATGCAAAGGCAACGTGGCTGTGCGATGCCCCGCGGCACTACCCCAGCACCACCTACCAGAAGTTCATTCTGCCGACCATCCGCAGGGGCTGCACCGGGGATGCAAACCGTGCAGCCACGAAGATGCTCCAGCGGCTGCTGGGGCTGACCCCGGACGGCATTTTCGGCGAGGGCACCGAGAACGCTCTGCTGAAAGCGCAGGAGGCGCACGGACTGGCCGTGGACGGCATCTGCGGTCCTGCCAGCTGGAAGGCCATCTCCGGGGCTTCCAAGTACCTGTGAAACATCCGATATAACCAACACGACAAAACGGCGCAGGGGTGGTTCCCCGCGCCGCTGATACTTATAGGAGGAAATACCATGGAAGCTATGCTGAACTTCGTCCCCGCTCCCGTCGCCATCGTCCTGATGCTGGCGGGCTTTATCGCTTTGGCAGTCGGTGGCATCCGGCTGGGCTACAAGGCCACCGTCAAGGATCTGGCGCTGGAGCTGGTCGAAAAAGCCGAACGGTCCATCATGGGCAGCGGGCAGGGTGCCAAAAAGAAGAAGCAGGTGTTCGCGGCTCTCCGCGCCAAGTGCCCGGCGGCTATCCGCTGGGCTATCACCGACGAGGTGCTGGACGCAGTCATCGAACACGCCTTTGATGTTATGACCGCAGCACTGAGCAAAAAGTCTTGACTGCTGCATGAGTGCCGTGTAAAATAGAGGCACTTGAAAAGCTTCGGCTTTTGTAGAGAGCGGCCCGGCATGGTCCACTCTTGATTTTATATTTGGCTACCTCGGTAGCGCGCAAAAATCCCCCTGCATTGACCTTCAGGCCAGTGTAGGGGGATTTTTTGTTTGTTAGAACTTCATCTGTGCAGCGTCTTCAACACTCACGTCGTCGAAACACCGGGTTAGTTCATCAAGGACTTTGCGCTGTGTTTTCTCACTCAAACCGGCGTTGCGCATCGCCATGACACAGTAGCCGATGCAGGCTGCGTTTGACCACGGTCCATTCAGTGACAGGAGCATTTCTTCCATATCGATTACCTCCGAAGATCTCCATTGTATACGCGAACCAGCACCCAGTCGGACAGCGGTTTGACGTTCCCGGTCCAGTCCCGGAGAGCTTCATCTGTGCCGCAGGCCTCACAGATGTACACGCCCTTGGCGTGGCGGCTCAGTGCTCCGTGGGTCAGTTTGTCCGGCATCCTCTCGCCGCAGCGGGGGCACAGCGGCCAGCCCTGCTGCTGGTCATAGAGCATCTTTTCGATAGCTTTTTCGTCCGTCATTGTACTTCCTCCTTAAACATCTCGGCTAACCGAGTGATATGCAAACCAGTGACCGCGCCGCCGGAATAGATAGAACCAATTCGTGAACTCCTGCCCTGTGCAGTCGTAGGGGCTGTTGTAAGCTTCCAGATAGCAGTTGCCGCGGAACCAGTTGGTAGCGTCCATCTCATGTGCCTCGTCCAGCTTATCGGGCAGCTGAACAAGCTCCAGACGGCCGTCATAGTCGGCACTGATAATGCGCACATTGGAAACGGGGCGGTTATTGTAGGCCCGGATCTCCATCTTGACGGTTGCGGCCAAGTTTTTTACAGCGGCTTTCTTTTCGGCAGAGGCTGAAATATCGCGCTGCATGAACATCAGGAGTGCATACGCATCCCGCAATCTCTCATTATCGGTAATACTGAACATGGTCATAACCTCCTCACTTCATGTTCTGGCGTTCCCACATCAGCCAGCGATTCACTTCCTCGCCGGGCATCGACTTCGGCTTGCTGGTTTCGATGTACTCCCGCTCTCCGAAGATCTCCAGCTGGTCGATGTCGTCAGGCGACTGGGTGATAATCTTTGCCGGCCAATCGCCCACGCCAGGGACTTCAATGCGGCGCAGATACAGGTTGCTGTCAAAGTACCAATCACTCTTGATGTACCTCTCTTCGGCATCGGTTCCCTCGATGGCCTCAATGTACTTGCCGAGCGCACCGAAGACTTCCAGTCTGGTTGGTGCTTTGTCGAAGTCGGTCACATCAAAGAGTTTGATATAGGAGATTCGGCCGCGTTCAACGGCAAGCTCCTCGATGGTGCCGGAGTATTTGTAAAGTTTCATTGTCATATCCTCCAAATGCCCGTATAGCCAGATAGCGCAGCTTTTCGGTTTTTAGGCGGCGGTATTTTCACTCTCGGCCTCTGTCAAAAATGCAGAGGTGAGATGCAACCGGGCGGTCTTGAATTCCGGGCCTCTCATGCCCAGACGCTTTGTAAGCACTCGCATCATCAAATCGTGCTTCTGCTGCTGGGTGTACCCGCTGATGGACTTGAAGTGAAGGTTGTCGTGGTCACAGTTGATAGCCCATGCGCTCATTGCCAAGCAGAACTGAACGTATGCTTTGATGCGCCCGGCGTGGGTGGTTCCGTTGAACAGCCGGAACTCCACGGTGCCCTTTGTGAAGAATGCATGGAGGTTGATTCCGTGATACCGGGTGCTGTTGTAGTGGGAAGAATCCACGCCTCCATCATATCCGTCATTCACCACGCTGTACCAGATGCGCTCTGCATCGTTCCGGCTTGCCCGGCCGTTCTTCTTCATTTCACGGAACAGGGCAGGGTTGATTTTGTGGCACCAGTGGTCTGCGCGGTTGCCGATCTGCAGGGCTTCGTAGAACAGATCCTGCCGCCCGGTGGCGAAGTTCAGCAGCCGGCAGAGGCTTTCGGGCGTGTGGTTCGCACCGTCAACGTGGACGTGGATACCACAGGAGCTGTTCGCCATGGCACCCTTCTTGACCAGTGCCCGGATGACCTCTTGCAGGTCGGTGATGTCCTCGTACTGGAGAATCGGGGTCACGACCTCGCAGCGGTAGGTATCGTCTGCCTCTACGATTGCACCACCTCTGCGCCGCCGGGGAGTGATGGAACCGTCTCTCATGCACTTCCATACGCGGCCTTTGCTATCCTTGGCCTCGTACGTCTGGTAGGTGCCACCTGCAAAGTGGATGCCGCCGACACCGAAGTAGTTGGCGATGACGGAGGCAGCTGTTCCGCGGGAAACGCCCGTCATTTCAATCTCAACGCCGAAGTTCTGGCTCTGAATCGTGACCATCTTTGCGCCCTCCCCTTAGTGCAGCTGTGCAGCGTGCTTGTGGTAGGTGACGGTGTAGCGGCCACCGTGCTTGACGACCTTGATATCGTCCATCTTCACGCGCCGGACACCGAACTTCTCGTGGATGTACTTTTTGACCATCGGAGCGGCCTTTGTGGTCACATCCGCTGCACTGTCATTGCTGCGGCGGCTTTTGTAGCGGTCAAACCGCTTCTCCTCGGCGGCGTTTGCTTCCTCCTCTGTGCCGTAGAATCCATCCTGTGCACGGTTGTTCAGACGGTAGAACTTCTTGCTGTTGATGACCTCCAAACGCTCATTCCAGACGGTGCTCCAGCGGTCTTCCTGGTTGGGCTTGATGTCGTCCTTGACCCGGCCAACAATCAGCTCCACACCCTCGGTGCCGAGGTAGTTGTTGAACGTGGTGAGAAGCACCCGGATGATCTCGGTGCCGTTGGTGAGGTCAATGTGAGCGACCTCGCCCTGGCTTCCGCCCATCGTTCCGGCGTTGATGTAGTAGCCCTGTGCCATGTAGCTGCTGGCTGCGGCGGTGAACTCGCGGTTAATGTCAATGAACTTCATGCTGTTACCCTCTTGTCTTTCTGGCCTTACTCTGTTAAAATAGAGGGCGGCCGGGGTAAGGCTCCCGGCTCGCCGTTGGTTCGGTGTTGAAGATCAGTTGCTTTGGACGGTGGCTGGTCTTCTTTTTTTATTCTTCCATAATCTTCTTGACGCTCTCACGGAGCTCTTCCAGCGTGTCGCATTTCTCGATGAGTTCGAGGATTGCTTTGAGCAACGCCTTGGTTACGTTCATGTCTTCCATTCACCTCACTCCTTTCTGTAAGGGGCTTTCGCTCTCTGCCTTACATCTACATTGTACACCTTTTCGGTTTACTTGTCAATAGTTTTGATAAACTTTTTTGATTTACTTTGAAATAAAAGAGGTTGACAAGTAATTGATTTTGGTGTACCCTATACATGAAAGGAGTGGATAAACACATGACAGTGTCGGACATCATCAAGGGGCTGCTTTCCATGACAGGGAAGAAACAGACAGATCTGGCCGAAGTCCTCGGTATGAGCAGCAAGCAGGCAATGAGCAACAAGGTGCGCATGAACCGCTGGTCGGCGGATGACCTTATCAAGGCAGCAGAACTGTGCGGCGGCAAGGTTGCAATCATCATGCCGGATGGGCAGACCATCCAGTTGCGCAATGATGAAGATGAAAAAAGCCCGGACGCATAACGTGCATCCGGGCAGGAGATGAGGGGTTACTTCTTGCGAGACTTGCTCACGGTCTGGGGGATATGACGCACCTCTTTGACCCTGCGCTCGATGTTGGGCTCTCGCACAATGAGGTCTTCGAGGTCACAGTCCAGTGCCTCACAGATGAGGTCGAGGTCGTCCAGATTTACACGCTCTGCAAAATCGTGGTACAGCTCGTTGATAGTCTGACTGCGAATCCCTGTGACACGAGCAAGGTCGCTCTGTGTCATCCGCCGTTCGCCAAGGCGGGTTGACAGCAAAATCCTAATCATAGCCTTTGGTCTCCTTTGTTGCTGATTTTAGCCGATTTGTGGTCGGCTTGTCTGCATTTTGGCAAGAAACCCTCTATTTCGGCAAGTTTTTCCGTATTTCGGAAAATTCTAACGCAAAAAGGAAAACGCCCGCACAATCCGAAACGGAAAGTGCGGGCGTTTTTTGTTTGTGTAATCTTGCTTAGAACTTGCTTAAAACTCGCTTAAACGCTTGGAATCTCACAAAACAAAACGAACACGTTGCCGACCATTTGAATGGTGACCTCGTGTTCGTTTTGCTCTTCATTGGTGGAGATTACCGGGATCGAACCGGTGACCTCTTGCATGCCATGCAAGCGCTCTCCCAGCTGAGCTAAACCCCCAGATGCTTGGCTTCATGCCTGACGACATGGGTTATTATACCAGCTGGTGGGACGCTTGTCAACGGTTTTTTACAAAAATCTCTCCTCTTTTTTCAGCGGCGCAGTGCACCTGCAAGCTTTTGACGCTGCTGCGTTTTTCCCGGGCTGCTCTGCTGCAAAAGGCCGCAGCA